CGGCCTTGATGGACGACCCGGCCTCGATGGACGACCCGGCCTTGATGTACTCCCCGGCCTTGATGGACGACCCGGCCTTGATGTACTCCCCGGCCTCGATGGACCACCCGGCCTTGATGAACTCCCCGGCCTCGATGGACGACCCGGCCTTGATGAACTCCCCGGCCTTGATGGACCACCCGGCCTTGATGGACGACCCGGCCTTGATGAACTCCCCGGCCTTGATGGACGACCCGGCCTTGATGAACTCCCCGGCCTCGATGGACTCCCCGGCCTTGATGGACGACCCGGCCTTGATGAACAACCCGCCGGCGGCTCGGATAAATCCGAGCACGCTGACCAGCCCGAGCGATGCTTCAACTTCGATGTGGCCTTCAAATTCAAGGTCGCGTGAGCGGGTGTATTCGTTCCGCTCGTTTAGATCAGCCTTTGTGATCTTGAGAATTTCCATGGTCGGTCTCCTTGCTGGTTAGTAGGTGATGGAGGTGTGGCGAACTTCGCCCTTGATGATTGCGACTGTGACGGCGCGGGCGACCGCTGTTATCTGGTCAGCGTCGAGGTTGGTGTTGGCGCTCACGATGGCCTGGACGATGCCTTCGAGGGCCTCGGAGTTGATCTTCCGGGAGTGCTCTTTGTTGGCTTCGCGGGCGGCCTTCTCTTCGGCTTCCTTGCGCGCCGCCGTTGCTTGCCGTTCCTGCTCAGCCTCTACGGCTTGGATTGCAGCCCGTTCGGCAGCTTCCTCAGCCCGCACTCTGGCGGCGCTGGTGCTGATGAGGGTTACCCCGGTACGCCCGGGGCGGGCGGTTAGGCCGCGATCTGCGCGACGTACTCTTTGAACCCCTGACCCTCTCCGATAACCTTCGCCTGATCGGTCACGGTGACCTTCAGGGCCGGTTTCTTGGGGCTGATCTTGAAGCATCCGGCAAACATCTTGCCGATACGCACAGAGAGCCTCTTGGGCAGGTTGGCGATGGTCTCCTGTGGGTTCTGCACCGCCTCATAGGAGATGCGCTCACGGAACAGGCCATCGAAGGCAGAGTCTTTCTTGTTGGCTTCGAGGGCCTTTTTCAGGTCGAGGACACGCTCGGTGACGACCGAGACGGCATCGGCATGGGTGACGGTGATGTCGCAGCCGAGCCCGGAGAGACGCCGGGATTTTTCAGCCTTTGCCGGGCAGTGGCCATACTTCTCGACCATGGCGACGGCCTCGGCCTCGATCTGGCTCAGGGCTTCCTGCGCCAGGTTCCGGGCGGAACGGGCCTTGTCGTAGCGGAGAGCCAGTTCAGTGATCTGGCCGACGGTGGGTGTGTTTTCCATTGGGTGAATCCTCCTTCCGGGATAGCCCCCCGGTGGGCAATTTGGAGCTTTGGGCTCCCGTCAGGATTACGACTTGCGCCGGAACCCTGACGGCAGCCCATGCTGCCGGTTAGGAGAGCAGGTGGGCCAGAATGGCCATCAGCCGTCCGAAGATCCAATAGAGGGCCAACCCCCCTATCACAAGGGTGGAGTTGTTCCGGGCCCTTCTGACTGCCCAGATTGAAACTCCACCCGCCACAAGCAGAAACGCCGTGAATACCAAACCTCACCTCCCTCGATGTCACAAACCACTCTACAGGGTGTCTGATTGACTGTCTACATCACGAAAGTAACGGTTACCGTTTGCGCCAGTCGGTTACTTTGGCGTAGTGGGTTTCGAACTCCGACTGGTCGGCTTTCCAGATGGAGAGGTTCTGTTCCAGGTCGCCAGCGCCGCCGATAAAGACACCGCCGCCGTCCGATGCTGTGCTGGATGCGATGACGAATCCATCGCTGGTAATGGAGATCCCGGTGGGGCGTCTGCCCCTGCGGTCCTTAACGCCGTAATCGTGGCCGATGATAGCGCCGACGATGGCGGCCATCTTGGGCGAGAATCCCATGGTCATGGGATTGATTCGAGTGGCGAAACTGCCAAGATCGGCGACCTTGTGGTTTTTCCTTGTCATGTGCTCCTCTTTCCCGGCAATCGGTAGGTGCTCAGGTCCGCCCCATGAAGGCTTGCCGATGGACCCTGCCGGATGCGCTCCGGCGGGCGGTTTTGTACGTATACGGACTAGATGACGGGGTAGGTGGGTGCAGCATCCTTCTCGACGCTGTAGACGGCAATGGCATTCCCTGCCACTCTCCAGCCAGGCCCGTACCCATTGCACCGGTAGACTTCCATGTTGGCGAATACCGGGGTGAACGGGTTGGGGCTCAGGCCCAGGAGCAACCCCTCTTCGTTGGCCCACACTTGAGAGCACTTGGGCCCCGTGGCCGTGACCTCGACCCGCCCGGTATCCAGGTTAACTCGTCCCTTGTTCGGGATAATGCTCTCGATCAGGCCGCCGACGGCCTTCTGTAGTTCCCTGTAGTCGAACTTCTTACCGTCAACAGGCTGGACGTTCATGATGGACCCGTCCGCCTTATACCAGATTGCCCGATGGATTTTCATTGTGATTCCCCTTTCTCTGCTGTACATACAGCGCGTGGCTGGTTGGCGCTAGTCCCTGCGGACGTAGCTGCGGGTGCATCCAGAGGTACTGGATGCGGTTTCCCATGGTGTTTTGTGGCCGGTTGGGGTCACGAACCCACCCATGGTCTACGAGGTACTTGTGATCAGGTCTCATGTTCTCTCCCCCCTCTGCCTTTCTCATGCCGACATGGGACGGCCAATCTCTTCAGCGATAAGGGCTGATAGCTTTTGGGCAGCCTCCCTATCGTCGTCATTGTCCGGCTCAAGAATGGCGAGTGCATCTGCTATCAGGGCCGCGTCTCGATGGTCTACCACGATGGCGAGTTGAAGATCTGGAATTCCGGCAACGGTGGCAGTGAGACAACTTCCCCCGTTAAGGTCATAGGTTCGCGGTTCTGGTACTCTGATTCCCTGCTTCATTGATTCCCTGCTCTCTAGCCTGCCTTATCAGCGCCGGTAGGCTATTTCCGGCGGACCCCCATGGGGGGGTTTCGGCATTACAGGCCGGGACGCGGATCTGGGGGAGGACCATAGAAACGGCGCATCATAGCGCTGTAAACATTGTCCTTGCGTGGTAGTTCGCGGATTCTTGCCCATGCAAGATTTTGCTCCTGAAATGCTTTGATTGCGTCATCATGTTCCCGTTTATCCCGTTCCTGTTCATACTCCTCGGAATCAACGTACTGATCAATTGCCGTTCTGGTATCTTTCATGGTCCTATCCTCATGCCCGGATGCGCCCGAGCTCGGCTGATGTGCAAACAAAAAACGGCGCGCCCAATTAAGAGCGTGCCGTCAATGACGCGAGAGAGACAAAGTTGGCTTTGCCAGATCCATGTACCTGAATTGTAATGTTTCGTTCAGATCCCGCCCCATGACAAAGGCAGCAGTTATAACACTGAACCTTGTCCCCCCCCTCGGGTGACGAGGGACAGCGGATCTCACCGGCTATGGGTGAATTGTCGGAGTTAACTCGAAACGTCCGCCACCCCCGCCCCGCGGCAATAGCTTGCTCTGCCGGACTGTCCACACTGGCCATGGTGTATGGTTTTAACCATTCTGCCCGTTTCCACTGGTGAGTGTATCCCGCCCACTTAGCGGACGAGGAGCAAATAGCACTGACAATGTTTTGTGGGATAAAAGCAGGGTCACCATAGGCACCTAATCGCACTCGCTTACCATTGAATACTGTGCCGTAGTCTTCGATCGCCAACGGCGCATAAGCCCCTGATTTAAAGGATATCCAGACATTTTGTGGCGATTGGCCCACATTGACGTAACAGGAACGTTTACCAGTAATGGGGTTTCTACGATGCGGACAATTCCCGCAGATAGCGTAATCACTGCCGGTTTTAACTCCATCTAGTGGAGATACTCCAGTTTGCAGGATGAATACCTGCAACATGGGTCCCGTTTTCACGTTCTCGCTCTTGCGGGATAATCCGGTGACGATAACAGTGACGTTATCATCCGAGTAGAGTACCCTTCCATTTCGATTCGATTGTCTCATTTGATCCTCGTAGACTCCACGCTGATATAGGTGGAGTGGATTACTTTCATAGATTCATCATACAATGGAATAGACATAATGCAAGCGAATAATACACATCCCACGCTAGTGCAACGTCACGGAGGTAACATACCGGCCAACTCTTTGGTAACCTGCAAGTGATTACTATGGAATGACATACACGATATAGCTCGGGACCATAGCGGAGATATCCTCATCCAGATATATCTATTCAATCTCATAGAGAGTGATAGACAATTGGATGGTGAGTCTATCAGCCTCAATCAATTAGACACTGCGCGGGGAGCGTTGGAGTGTCTCTCTAGAGTGTACCCTGTTCATACCATGGGACCGTACATGAGATCATGTGGGTCCATGCAATGCAGGTACAGAGCGGGACCGGGATGGGGTACCAAGGGGTACACCCCCTATGGTGGGGGGTGATAGAAACAGTTACCCCTTCAGCGAAAAAATCCCCACTATCCGATCCAGTTGTCCGCAAAAATGTGGATGGTATGTAAAATTTACACGGTCTGATCATAATCATCATCATCATTTTTTTCTTGACACCCGGTTATAAAAGTGATGATGATGATGATTATTATGAAGACGTGCATGCGGTGTAGGGGGACGTGGGAGCCGAAGGTGGAGAATCCCCGTTATTGTCCTTTGTGCAAGAGCCCGAGGTGGAACATTCCTCCCCGGGGGGGGCGTGAGTTGGTGGGAGGGCGGATGCCTTCTTGATTGGTTGATTGGGTGTTTCTCTGATTAAAGGATTCCTGATTAAGGGTTTAAGGGATTGGCGATGAAAACGGTAAGGGAGTTTCTTGTGCTGCACCCTGACGCGTCTCCCTGTCATGGGTGTGGTGTTGTGATGATCGGGGGGCCGGTGTGGAGGAGGGTGTGGCACCGGGGAGGGTTTACGCGGAGGATGGCGGACAAGAGCCCGGTTCGGATGGAGTTTACGGACCATGTTTGTACTGTCTCTTATTCGGCCGCGTTTGACTTTGAGCGCCTTGGTTGGCAAGAGGCCTGCCGCTTGGCATGGGAAGATGCGCTGTCGCAAAAAGCCGATTCACTAGAAAGGTGGAAAGACAAATGATCGAACTCCTCCTCGCCGCCGTGGCCCACTCCGGCTCAATCCTCGGAACACACCAGATCCTGCCCCAGCCGGTCGTCGCCATGGTCTGGGTGCAAACCTGCAACGGGCAATGGCAGGACATCTACGCCGACAGCAAGATGACGCTGCCAGAAGCCAACCCCTTCATCGTCAGTGCGGATGGCTCCTACCGCTACTACTCCACCAGCCGCTACGGACAGGTGACCGTCGTATACGACGGCAAGGCAATCGTAACCAGAACCTGCAAGAAGGAGGAAAAATGAGGTTCACCATCGCAATCCTGAGTTCCCTCTTCGCCAGCCTCGTCGTCGGATGGGCGATTGGCGTGATCGGCGGAGGCATCGACACACAGAGGGTCGCGGCGCTCCTCGCCTTTGCCATCACTCTCTGGACGTTCTTCCGGGGGAGCGATGACTATCCACGCTTCTAATGTCGAATCAAACGCAAACAGCGAGGATTATGTGGACGCCAGCAACTGGGTGTCATGGGCCCTTATCCCCCCGCCCCCAGAGATCCTCATCCAGTGGATAATCTCGAAAGAAGGGAAAATCCACACTGGGTACAGGTCGGAGGTTCACCCGCTGACCAACGTCTACGGCGTCTACTGGCGTCTCACCGGCATCGGCCGGGAACAGATCGGCACAGCAACAACTACATCCTTCTTGGAAGAACCTGGACGGATCAGCAAAGTTTACGAGGGGGTCCGGCAAAGTTTGCTACGGTACCCCCTGGAAGCGGATACGGTCCGCGCGGCGGACAGGTTACCGGAGTAATCTTGACAACCCCTTCCGCCGTACTTACGATGGTCGTCGAATGGAGGAAACATGGAACACAATTGGATCCTGAATCCAACACAGGAAGATCCTCTCACGCACAAGCAAATCTGCTACATGTGCTGGCACCGGGACCACAAAGAGGGCGGATGCCAGAACGTCGGATGCGACTGCCTCTGCATTGAGGAAGCCCAGCAGGAGATTGTGCAGCGCAAGGAACGTTCGGCCCGCAGGCGCGAGAGAAGAAAGATGAAACGCGCCATGCTGGAAAACTCGCCCCTCAAGTCGCTCAACCCCATGAGGATCACATAGTGGACACCACAACAGAAAGCTACTTTGAGCAGCGAGGAAAAAAAAACTCGGAAGAGTCGATCCGCATCGAGCTGATCTACCAGGAGAAGAGGCAGATCCTGGCGGATATGTCCCTGCTGCACCCCAAGAGCGCCGAGTACAAGGCCAAGGCAAAGCTGGTATGCAACTGCGCGGGTCCGGGCATGATCAACGCCGGATGCTGCGCCCATGGCCTCTCGACACTCGTCGTCCCCAAATCCATTGCCAACAAGAAACACCGCGCTGAATCATGGAACTCAAGGGAGCTGGTATGAGCATCCACAAGGCCTGCCTGGTGCTGAACGCATCCTACGAGCCGATTGCAGTGTGCTCCGCGCGTAGAGCCATCACGCTCTACGTCAAGGAGGCCTGCGTCATTGTGGAGGACTACGGCCGGGAGGTGTACCCGGGGATCATGCTTCCTTCCGTGATCAGATTGGCTCATCTGGCAAAAGTCCCCATACGCATCACCATGCTCACCCGCGAGAACATCTACTCCCGGGACAGGAAGGTGTGCCAGTATTGCGGCCGGAAGGCAGGGGAGATTGTCGTCTCCGGAGGGAAAAAGACGTCCCTGAGAATGACGCTCGACCATATCGTTCCCAAATCGAGGGGCGGCCAGAACAAGTGGGAGAACCTGGTCACCTGCTGCCATCTCTGCAACCACAAGAAGGCCGACAGAACTCCCGAGGAGGCCGACATGAAGCTGATCAAGAGGCCGAGGCGCTTGACCATTCACACCTCCAGGGCGCTGCTGAGGCTGGTGGGGCTCGAAGAGGATAGCTGTTGGGAGAAATACATCTATGCGTGAGGAGACCATGACGTCCGCAGAAAAGATCAACAGCCTCGCTGAAGAGGTTCATGAAAACAACAAAAAGTGGTGGGTGGATCTGGAGACAGGTCAACCCGTCGAGCGCAATGTCGGCGAGATGCTCATGCTTTGCGTGTCCGAGCTGGCGGAGGCAATGGAGGGTCATCGCAAGAACCTGATGGATGACAAGCTGCCCCACCGGACAATGCTGGAGGTCGAGATGGCGGATTGCCTGATCCGCATCCTGGATATGTCTGCGGGCTCAGAATTGACCTGGGTGGGGCGTTTCAGGAGAAGATGGCCTACAACCTTACCCGCAAGGACCACACGCGCGAGGAGCGCCTTAAACCAAACGGGAAGAAATACTGAGGAGGATCGATGAGCGACAGGGATCGCTATGAAAAGGCCATGCAGGCCATGCAGGCCGGTGTGGCGGCAGAGAGGGAGTTGGGATCAAAGGATGCGGAGCCGAAGCATTTGCGCGTCGGCGTCAACTCGGCGCTTTGCGAGAACACGGCGCTGCTGCGCCTTCTTATCGGAAAGGGCATCATCACGATAGAGGAATACTGGAAGGAGCTTGCCGACGAGGTGGAGCGCGAGGTTGGTCGCTACGAGGCAAGGCTCACCGCGCAAACAGGGAAAAAGATTGTTTTGCATTGACGAGCAAGGGAGATGATGGGATGACGGCGAAAAAGATCAAGGTACCCGAGGGGATGTTGAAGGCGGCTGAGGTAGAGTGGGAGTCCACTGGAGCGAGATCGAAAAGCTCGGTAAGGGGAATCGTTGAAGCCGCTCTTCGCTGGCAGTCAGAGAACCCAATCGTGCCGAGCGAGAGCCAGGCAAGAGAATTCTGGACATATTTTAGCTGCCTGCCGCCAAGCGAATTTATCCAAAAGTGTATTCAGAAATGGCAGCGGGAAATGTATGACGTTCCCGTGGACGAATCAGGAGCCGACGCGGTAAAAGACCTGTTTGTCGATGATGCGTGGGATGACGGCAATCCCTGGCCCGCGTTGAAACACATGAAAATCTACAATCACAATGTCCTCGAAGCCTATCGTCGCGGCCGGGATAGCATGCGGGCAGCAGGATTTGGGGATGCGGCGATGGATCCCAAAAAATAAACCTTGTCATGCGGTTGCTCTTGTGAGAAGGTGGAACACATGAAGAACTTGTCGCTCAGTTCGTATCTGTCATCCTGCGGGGATGGGTGCGCCTGACACGATAAGAGATTCGTGAGGAAGCGCCCTCCAGCCGAAAGGTTTGGAGGGTTTTTCTTTTGTGGGAACACGCCGAATGGATCGAGCGGACGGTCTTAAAAACCGTTGTCTCCGGGTTCGACTCCCGGTTCCCACACGAGCGCGTGGCAGAGTGGTCATGCAGCGGCCTGCAAAGCCGTTTACGGAGGTCCGATTCCTCTCGCGCTCTCCAACGTGGGTGCAGATGTGATGCTTGCAAGAAAGCTCACAATTTTACTATTAACGAGTGGAAGAAAAAACAAAAACGTGGGCGTGACGGCGAATTGGATCAGCCAGCAGTCTTAGAAACTGCCGTACCCTAAACGGTCACCTGTGGGTTCGACCCCCACCACGCCTACCAAAATTGTGCCGCACTACGCAAATAGGTAAAGCGGACAGTTTCAAAAACTGTTGATTGTTTGTCAGTTCGATTCTGACGTGCGGCACCAAATACGTCGAAAGATGGGCAGAAAATCGACATGTTTTGGTGATATGTCGATGCAGTAGATATTTTGGAGAGTCAACCCGTCAGGGCATGGGCGCGGTTTGCTAAACCGATGGCTCCTTCGGGAGTGGGGATCAAGACCTCGGCTCTCCGCCAGTTTGGGAAGGTAAACCACTGAGGTTGTGGTCTCGCTTGGAAAGCGATGAGGTCCGTAAGGACTGGTCTTCGAGTGACCTGCCTTCCTCCACGGTAGCGTTGGGCATTGCCAAGCCCACCCGCCTCGAAAGCGGACACGGTGAAAGCCGTTGCGTGTTGGACTCACGCCGCTACCGCCAAGTTTGGAGGGTACCGCCGATGCTGAGGCAAACGGTCCTGAACACCGTGGCTCCCGTAAGGGATGATGGATGGATACCATTACCCTCCACCATATTGTGCGTTCGCTGGTGAGACGGTGGACACTGTCCGGCTGTAACCCGGAATCCTCTTTGAGGACGCTGCAGGTTCGAATCCTGCCGAACGCACCATTGACATCGCAGCCCATCCATGGGAAGATTAACAACATGATGACCAAGACCAAACCGATAACCAGGATGACCAAGCGGGTCATTTGGGGAGTCGTGTCTTAGGGGTCTGCGTGTTGGCACCACCAGACCTCCACTCAGGTGGGGGTTTTTTAATGCTCTTTGAAAATGCGGGACGATCCGAGATCAGGCAGCACTCCAAACGCCGCCGTGCGGAGTTCGACTCTCCGGTCCCGCGCCAGACTCGCCGCATATCCAAGAGGAACGCTGCCCTCATAAAGCAGACGGAGTAGGGGATCGTTTCCCCCGTGCGGCACCAAGGTTGTTGTGCGGGTGAAACGCGGCAGCAGAAGGGCGAGAGCCTGACTAGCGAGTAACCGGAATATCCTGCATCTTTTCCGATGTAAGGGCCGGATCGCACAACAGCAGTTTTGCCGGAAAGCATAGGTTGCCGCGAGGTCTTATAAGCCTTGTAGTTGTCGGTAGATTACCGATGCGAGACGGGTTCGATTCCCTCTTCCGGCCCCAGTGGATGCGTAGTACAACGGCTAGTATGCACGGCCCTTACCCGTGAAGATGAAGGTTCAAATCCTTCCGCATCCACCATTGACACGTAGGCAAGATTATTTTAAGTTTAAGACATGATTGCCTACAAAAGCCCGGAGATTCATCGCACCCCTCTTTATCGAGCAAAAGCAGCGTATTATGGGATGTTGAAAAGGTGTCTTAATAAAGATGGGAAGAACCCCTCTTACGCGAATGTGGAATTACGAATGACGTGGGATGAATGGCTGAAATGGGCCATCCCTGAATACGAGAAGTTTCAAAAAGAGAATCCTGACGTTACACCTAACGCGGCAAGGATTGGCGATTCTGGTCACTACGAACTTGGAAACATAAGGATTGTTTCACAGATGCAGAATTGCGCGGAACAATCCGGCAGGTACAGAAACGCTCTCCAAGAAGACGGGACAAAACGATGCTCAACCTGCAAAAAGCCTCAGCCAGTTGCGATGTTCAGCAAGAACAAAAGCCGTTGGGATGGTTTAGCATCTGACTGCAAGGATTGCGTTCGTAAATATCAAAAGAAGAACAACGGTGGTCCGAGAAAACTGCTTGAAATTCAGCACGGAACAAGGTCGGGATACTTAGCAGAAGCTCGTCGCGGTCTTCGGCATTGCGATGGTTGTACAAGAGCAAACAGAGAATATACCAAGAATTTACGAGAGACGGTCGCCTAGTCTGGTTCGGCAACGACCTTTTAAGTCGTCATAAACGTGAGTTCAAATCTCACCCGTCTCACCAATGGACCTATAGCTCAAAGGGATAGAGCCTCGCCTTCTAAGCGAATGATTCCCGTTCGATCCGGGATAGGTCTTCCATTAGGATCACCAGATTTGGTCGCATAGCTCAGACGGATAGAGCGATGGTTTCCTAAACCGTAGGCCGGAAGTTCGACTCTTCCTGCGACCACCAGTTTGCTGCCGTACCGGGTCGCCCTCCGAAGGCGAACACCGTAGGTGGATAAGGCAGGTTCGAGTCCTGTCGGCAGCTCCAGTTGCTTTGTATCTTGGGCGTGTTCCGGTTTTTTGATGTATACGCCTAAGTTATAAGTTGTTTAGGGTATTTTGCGGAGTTTGATCAGCGGCTAGATCGTCTGCCTTACAAGCAGGTCGTCGGGGGTTCGAGTCCCTCACTCCGCACCAGGTTTGCCGGATTAGCTCACCGATGGCTTAGAGCGTTCGGTATACAGGAGTAATGTGTTATATGATTGTAGCGTAGATAAATTTGGAATAGGATTCCATCGATAATGGAAAGGTTGTGAGTTCGATGATTAACGCGACAACAAAAATTAACACCAAGCAGACAGGCGACATATCTGAGATGAGGTTTGCTCTATGGTGTGTTGAACAAGGATTAGCGGTATCTGTTCCACTTGGAGACCGCCACCGCTACGATATGATCGTAGACACTGGAAAACGACTGCTACGAGTGCAGGTAAAAACAACATGGCGTAATAATGGTAAGACATTCTCGGTATCATTTGTAAATAATACAACTGACCACGGAAAAGTTGTTCATCGTAGCTACGAAAATCAAGTAGATGCACTCGTAGCTTACGAACCGAATGATCGGAAGTTCTATCTATTCGGACCAGATTTATTGAGACAATTGAAAAGGGATATTGCCTTGAGATTCAAGCCGTCAGCCAACAATCAAGTGCGAGGAGTTAGATTGGCATCAGACTATGAATTAAAATCGGTTGATCAATTGGATACGATATAAGCGAGAGGTAGCTGGTTCAAGCCCAGCATCCGGCACCAAATTTGCGGCCGTCGTCCAATGATAGGGCCTCGGACTTCCAATCCGATGACGGGAGTTTGAATCTCCTCGGCCGCTCCACAATCAGACTCCTCGAAGTCCTCTTTAGATCCCATTCAAAATCTCGACCTTGATGTTTTCTGGCCTCATAGCCTCATCAACGGCCCGGTCAACGCTCTTCATGAGGCCCATGCGGCGCATAGTTTCAGCCCTGTGCCAAGCCTTAAACTGAGGGGTCTCGGCGCATTTGCGGAAGGCTTCTTCCTTATTCTTCCGCTGATCGCGTCCGTCGCGGTGTTCGGCCCTGGCCCCAGAGGCTGTATGGATACACCGCACACCGTTTTGCTTTGCGTTGCGGTGTTGGCCGCCGTTGCCGCCAGTGCAAAAAGTCTGAAACTCGAAATCTTTTGAAGTAAGGGAAAACAAGAGGGTTTTCATTTTTATGCTTTGACTGGCCGGAGAGGAACAACCGATACCGTCCACCCAAACTCGCCGGTGGATTTGTCTTTTCCGGCATAGCGTTTGGCCTTGATGGCGTATTTGGGATAAAAAAGAATCTTGCCGTTCTTGATCTGATCAGCTACCTCGATTGCGGCGACGATGTGACTCCTTGCAACCTTCACGATTCCTCCTCATAGAACTGGCGAGATGGACGGGAGTCGAACCCGCGTAGCACGGTGTGAAAGACCGTGGGCCAAACCGACGCAGCCTGCCATCTCAAAACAAATGGGACTTATATACTTGAGTCCCTTTCACAGTTTCGGCTCCAAAATGAAAGCTGCAATATGCCTTCCAGTACCTTTGCCGATGGACATGTCCTCAGTTGCAAGCCATCGAACGTCGCCAAGGTTTCGGACTTTAGTCCCGATAGCCTTGAGCATCATGAGCACCCATTTATCGACGGGGTAGACAAGCACAACGAGGTTCCCTTTTTGCTGCTCTTCAATGGACTTACGGACCCAAGCGGTCGGACCTTTCTTCTTGCCTTGATGAATGATGGACCCAAACGGCGGATTGACGTAATTAGACTTACCCCATTCGCAAGTGAGGCCGTCAAAGCCTACCGGAAGCGGGAAGGGGCATGGGTCAAAATCGAAGTGAAACTCTGTGTCCAGCGCCGAATAGAGATCAGGCGGAGTGATCCAGTAATGTTTTCCATCTTCGCTATTGCCGACGTGAAACTTGTTCTCGGCTGGCATCAACTGACTTTGATGAACGATGCTCATTTACCCTCCAAGGGAGTTAAGTACGTAATTCCCAAACAAATGCAACTTGGTAGCCCTGGCGGGATTCGAACCCGTCATTTCCGGAGTGAGAGTCCAGTTGCCTATCCACTTAGCAGACAGGGCCAAAACCTTGCCGGGTGTTTTTTTACATGGAACCCGGCCGTCCACGGGTTACCGTTGTTTAGGCGGCAACCGGGAGCGCAAATGCTGCTGCACTTATGGTTTGATTCTCGTTGCGGTGAGCATCAATCCCGGCATGAAACTGTAGATCCCTGATCCCGTCGAAACCGTGACGGGCCCACAAGAGAGGGTTGACATTAACCGCTCACTTTTTCCAAGGGGGTAAGTCCTAAAGCAGCTTCCAACCCTCTCTGGTGGACCCGGTGGGAATTGAACCCGCGTCCGAAACCACATCCCTACAGCGTTGACATGCTTAACCCTTGCGGCGGTTTGCGTTGCGCCCATGGGGAACATGGCGGCCCCTGGAAGTTTTGTTGGCGTAGTTTTTGCGCCGCTTCCCGGGTGGCCCATCCTTGGGGCGCATCGCGCAATAAAGGCAACCGATGGAACATGGCTTTCCGAGCCCACGACGGTGCCTTGAAGCGTGTGCATTGCCCATGACAAGTCTCCTTTCACTATGTACTTGTCATGGCATCCTCCGCGTGAATCATTGTTCCTCCAAAACTTGTGCCCACTTTGTCCCCTCCGGTGGGCGCGGAGGAAAGGAGGCCTACACCAGCCCGGACATTGGCGGACCATGCGAGACTCGAACTCGCTCTGTTCGGTAGACAGCCGAACATCATACCCATAGAACAATGGTCCAAACTTGGTTGCGGATCCGGACCCCGACTCCGGCGATATTCAGCTTATGAGGCTGACGAGACTCCCTTTCTCCATATCCGCTGGAGACAAGTATAACGCCGGTCTGGGGGAAGATTGCAAGAGAACTTTGGTAACCTGGGGCACCTGGCAGGATTCGAACCCGCGTCTTCCTGTTTCGAATACAGGAGCATAATCCACTCTGCCACAGGTGCGAAGTATGGTGGGGCTGGCAAGGTTCGAACTTGCTGCCTCCGGTTCCGCAAACCGGCGCTCTATCCAGATGAGCTACAGCCCCTCAATGGTCCGCGTGATCAGATTCGAACTGATGACCCCCTGATCCCAAATCAGGTGCGCTTCCTGGCTGCGCCACACACGGTTAAGCTGGTCCGGACCCGGCGAGTTGAACGCCGCTCATCCTGTTCCCGAAACAGGTGCCTGAAGCCGCTAGGCTAGGCCCGGATAAACTATGGTGGACTCGACTGGACTTGAACCAGCACCGCACACGGCTTCAACGTGTCGCTCTACATTGGAGCTACGAGTCCATGAACTTTCAAACGCTTCGCAATCGCACTAAATGATACCCCTAGCCGTTTTGCAACTTGATTTCGGTTACTTAAACCAATCATATCGATCAACTGTTCATTTGTCGGCCATTGAATCTTATACTTCGCACTCTTCAATCCAGCACATCTTGCACAGCGCGGAGCATTATTTGTTACGGCAGTGCCACAATCACAACATCTGTATTCTGGCGGTTGTTGATAAGCAGCAGAAACGAAATCAGTACCAAACCTTTCAACCGCATATAACAAATACGGCTTTATTTCTTTTTCGCCTAAAACCGTTAATCCTTCAACTGCTGCTATCTTTGCATTGTTGCGTCGGTCAAAATACCCCTTGACTTCGACTAGGTTTCCAGCACCCAAAAGAAAGTCTGGATAAAACTTGGATCGCTTACCCTCAAACTCATATTCATAACCAAGCGTATTTCTGCTGAAAGAAATTGAATGATCGATAGCGTGTATTACCCAAGCCAACTCCCAAGACGAATCACACCAAAATCCTTGATACCACCCACTTTTACCACGTCCAGCCCCCTTTCTTGGGCCACCTTTAGTCGGACTTTTTCTCCTTCCAATTTCAGATCGCTTCTTGCGGTCCTCATCGGTCATGTTGGCAACGTATCGCCTTACTCCTTCACTGACATTGGCACAGGCTCTCGCTATCCTTTCGTCCGTTTCCTTTGTCAGACCTCTGTTCCAAGATTTCCCTTTTGCTGGCCCAGTGCCTAACGGTCTTCCAGCATAATCGCCACGATGAGCAATCCTCCAGTGAGTTGCAGCGCCATATTTGCTGCACTTCTTACCGCAATCTGGACAAATCTTCTTGCCGTCTACATCGGTCTCGAAAATCACTGTTTTCCTGCGGCGGGCAGGTCCAAAACCATCGCACAGACGTTCATGCGTCTTGATACGATTCATCCCTATTTCTGTCCCACATTTACTACATGGTATAGTTCTGAACATGCAAGCATTATACCATTAAAATCAAACCACTGCTATGACCGCACTAGCTCAATCGGCAAAACTGGTGGACCCTGTCGGCTTCGATCCGACCGCCTCCTCGGTGCAAACGAGGCGCTCTCCCAAATGAGCTAAGGGCCCGCGTAAATGGGGTGGCCGGTGGAAATCGAATCCACAAGAGACATGTTCCACAGACATGCCCGACATACCAATAGTCGGCACGGCCACACTTGGAGCCCTGCTGCCGAGTCTAACGGCATTGTCCGGGGTACAGGCCCGGTGCATCGACGGCAATGCTTGCAGGGCAAAAACTTACATTAAAAACCTTGGAGCCGAAATGGGGCCTCGAACCCCAGTCGTATCATTACCGATGATATGCTCTTCCTGTTGAGCTATTCCGGCATCCTTTTTGCGCCTCATTCCGTTAACGTCTCTTCCATTGCCCCGATTAAGCGACATGTATGTCGGAGTTAAAGAATGGCAATTAGGGCACAAAACGATCAAATTGCTTTCACTGCAATTGCGAAAATCCCCGTCGATATGCTCGATCTGAACCGGCACCTTTCCACTTTTATGGTTAACCTCGCACCATCCACACCTAGAGCACTTGTTGTCGTATTTCCCAAGAAGGTACCGTCTTACGGTTTCACAAAGAAAGCCATTCTTTGTTAACCCACTACGCGCTCCGGATCGCCATTCTACGAGCACCGCTTTCTCTTTGTTTTTCTGATTGCATCCATGGCTACAAAATTTTTTGTTCGAGTGCTTTACTCCACACTCAAGGCACTTTTTCTTCTTGTTAGCCTTGAGGGGGTTGTTGAATAACGCAGAACACCTGTGAGAACAAAAAATCTTGCGGCAATCTTTTCCGCACTGCTTGCAAGGCTTTGGCTTATTCCTCCTCTGTGAATCATTTGAGCAAAGAGGAGAGCAGTACGTTTTTCCTGTTCCGCGTTTTGCTCTCCTCATCGCCTCGTGCTTCGGTAACCAGAAAATCCTGTCGCAAAAATCGCAACGTAAGTCGATAAGGTCGCGACTGCGAGCGGAATTAAACTGCTGCTTTGATACGAGTCTCATAAATTAAATCGTATCATAGTTGGAGCCGGGTAGGCGATTCAAACGCCTGCTTGCGGGGTACGGACCCGCCGTTATGTCACTAAACCAACCCGGCAAAACCTGGAGCGGACGACCGGCAATGATCCGGCAACCTTCGCGCTGGCAGCGCAATGCTCTACCAATTGAGCTACGTCCGCATGGCAGCGGGAACAGGAATTGAACCTGTCTTACTGGTGCCAAAGGCCAGTGCCTAACCAATCGGCCATCCCGCTATAACTTGGCTGCGCGTGGAGGTTTTGATCCCCCTACTGATGGTTCAGAGCCATCTGTGATTCCAATTTCACCAACGCGCAACATACTTCTAAAGGCTCACGGGGAGGGATTCGAACCCACACCTTTTCCGTTAACAGCGGAATGCTCGCCATAGAGCTTCCCGTGAATAAACTTTTTCTTGCCAACATTTACAAACCCTAACCGCCACTGATTCTTGACCGCACAAGATCTGGAGCAGTGGTTGTTCGTGTATCGCCTTCTGAAAGCAAAATTTCTGCGAAGAATCTGAAAAGTTTTTTCACACCAAGCGCATTTCAATTCAACGTAACCAGGAGGTCCCATTCTTTCTTTGGTATGGTCGCTACTATGCTTGGCGCGTTCTTTCTTCTCCAAATTTTCAAAACGATTGTCGCGCTTTTGGTCATTCTTGTGGTGAATGAGCATTGGCTCGACTACCAATTCCCCAGTGTTTTTCCACCACACTAAGTGGTGTTCATAGCAGTATCTTCCTCGATACAGCTTCCCGGGATATCCTTCTGGAGCGATGACGAGTTCATAGAGGCCGTTTCGCATGCCTTACATTAACACGCATGCTACCATTATTCAACCCCAACTAAAAACCCTCGAACCTTGCGGCCGAGGGTCTCGAAACTTGGAGATCTCCCGGCGCTTACATATCGTTACCCTGGCGCGGCTGTGCCGTCGCTGGTGTAAATGCGGTATGGGCGCGGAAGCTCATGGTTCACATCATCACATATCGGACGATGGATGTCAACCAAACAAAAAAACAGTTGCCATGTACCACAAGGAAGGGTATACTCAAAATCATGTACAACACCGACGTCAAGGGACTCCTTGAAATCATGAGAATCATGCAGGGGGGTAAGACGCAGGCCGAGTACGCAAGAAGTATTGGCGTGACACCTCAATATCTTTGCGACGTCTACAAACAGCGCCGCGAACCTGGACCTGCGATCCTTAGCTCCATGGGGGCGACGAGATCGTACCTTGTTCCAGAAACATTCACCAGCAGTATCGGAGGAAGCAATGCCAGCAAAGAAGGCAGTCAAAAAGCCAGCAACAAAAAGCCCAAGGAAGTCTCCAGCAAAAAGCGCAAAAGCCGCCGGTAAGATGCTGGTCAACTTTGTGCTCGACAGGTCGGGATCGATGCAATCGTGCATCAACGACACCATCGGCGGATTCAACTCCTACATCAACACGCTGAAGGCGGACAAGAAGAACGAGTACGCGTTCAGCCTCACCTTATTCGATACCTCTTACGAGACCCGCTATGTCTCGGTGGATCTCAAGGATGTCCAGGAACTCAACCTGAAGACCTATACCCCCAACGGGTGGACGGCTCTGTATGACGCCATCGGAAAAACGGTTGCGGCGGTAGACGACCTGGGCAAGAAGTACGACAAGGTGTTGACCGTGATCCTGACCGACGGGGAAGAGAATTCTTCGCGGGAGTTTACGTTGTCCGCGATCAAGTCCCTGATCAAATCCAAGGAGGATTTGGGCAACTGGACCTTCGTTTTCCTTGGAGCGGATATCTCTGCCTACCAAGTGGGAGATCAGATGGGAATCAGGACGGCGAACTCAATTATGTACAACCAGGCCAACATGGGGATGACCATGAGCTGTCTGGCTGATGCGACCTCCGCATACACATCCAGCCTGCAATCAAACACACAGGACTTCCTGACGCATGTGCGTGGCGGGAAGGTGGCTGCTGCCGGGATGAGCCGTCGCGTAAAATAAGAGCATGTTCGACGAGTGCTTGGGGGTATCGTACAGGTACCCCCTCGCTGTCCACAGAAACGTGGTACACTGAGCAGGTGGGCGCGTTATGGTTCCGGAAGAGAGTTCCGGACGGGGCTTTTTCCTCTTTCTGATTCCCCCCATGAAACAGAGTGCCCACCCCCCCCTCTTGACAAAAAAACAAGCGATGACCTAAAGTGGTCACTGTCGGGCTTGATCACCCGATGCCTAGCCGATGGAGTGGTTTCGGGGGTTGGTTGCCCAATCAGCCCCCGCAATACCCCGAGCTGGGAAATCCATTGGCACATCCTTATCCGCAGACCGAAAGTCCAGCGCCTACGGGAGAGTTGTGCTCAAAAGAAGCTGGGAGCGGTAATGGCTGACAGTATTCGTGATCTTCGCGATGGGGATTTTGCGTGGTTCAATAAATCGATCTTGAAAATGGGTTTGGGGTGGAAGGCCAACCTCGTGTACATGGGGCTGGTTGCATTTGCCAACGGAACGAGTCAGGCCTGCTTCCCGTCCAAATCAACCCTAGCCTCCCTCTTGGGGGTGTCGAAGGATACCGTGTCTGATGGATTGAAGGATCTCGAAAAACACCTCCTGATAAGCGTTGAGGTGAGGCAGTCGGATGGGGCGCGAGACTCCAACCAGTACATCCTCCTTCAGGTCAATATCGGCTCTATTGGCAAGGGGGTGGGTGCTAATAGCTACCACCCCCCGGTTGCTAATAGCAAGGGGGTGGGTGCTAATAGCTACCCTAACAATAAGAATGAAAAAGAAGGAAAGAAGAACTATTCCGCTGAAGCGGTCACGTCCCGGTTCTCTCCCTTCAAGGAAGCCTTCTGCGGGTACTACCAAAGCAGGAACGGAATCCCCGCTCCTTGGAACGGGCGCGAGGCAAAAGATTTGAAGGTGTGGCTGGAGTCCAACCCAACCGTTTCGCTGGAACAGTGGGGGGCAATTCTTCGGAATCGGGCACGGAGTCCTGTGGCCCACGGCAATCCGTTGAGTGCCTGGATCCGGTATGCGGCAAGTTGGTTGAATGGGGCCGCCGGGGAGTTTGGTCGGCCAATCGAAGGGGGAATGAATGGAAAATCAGGAAAAATCAATCACAACATCCAAATGCTCCGCGATTCACTTGGGCAAGATCAAGTGTGCGTTGACGGAGATGGCGTGTTACCGCCAGGCAACGATACCAGAGAACTTTCTGCCGCTCTTCTCGAAAGCTCTATCGAGTGAGCCCTTGGATGAGGTTCTCGCGGCCCTGGAGTGCTTGGGAAAAAGGCCGCGCCAGCAGGGGGAGTTTGCGCTTCCCGATCTTGGAACGATTCTTGTGGAGGTTCGCCGGGTAAGGGCCGCCAAGATGGGGTTCTCTAATCCAGAGATGGCGAATGTCTCGTTTGTGGGGGGCAAATGAAATACGATGACTGGTCGGTTCCCGAGGAGGCCCCGGAGATTGTTGATGTTTCTTACAAGTCTCTTCCCATGAACGAACACGCCGAGAAGACGATTCTCGGGGCGGTGTTGTTGGACAACAATGCTTTGTTGGAGGCGTCTGAGGTTCTTTGTTCGGACGACTTCGCATACGACTCGCATCGCCGCATCTTCCACGCAATGGTTGGCTTGGTGGATGGACAGAAGTCGGTCGATCTTGTGACCTTGGTCAATGAGCTGTCTCGCAGGAAGGAGATCGATGCTATTGGCGGGGTTGCGTACCTGGCATCCCTGACAGAGGGCCTTCCGCGCCGTCCGGTTATTGCGGAGTACATCGACATCGTGAAGGATCGCGCCATGTTGCGCGAGTTGATGCGCGTGTCGGGTGCCATGGCGGACCGGGCTCAGGACCAATCGGAACCAGCTCTCGACATCGCCTCATGGGCGGGCGAGAAGATCGGTTCGATAGTTGAGGGTGCCGGAAGCGTTGATCGTGTCAGCACGGACGTTTCTGAGGCAACAATGGCCGCCCTGAATGAGTTTGAGTCCAGGCGGCAGGCGGAAAGCGACGAAACTCTTTCCTATGGCATGACCCCAGAGATGGATGAGTTGACTGGGGGTATGTTTGCCGGAGAGGTTACGGTGGTTGGCGGCGAGTCGGGGGTTGGCAAGAGTTCCGCTCTGGCACAGGCTTTGATTCGCACCGGCCGGAACGGCTATCCTTCGGTTTGCTATTCACTGGAGATGACCAAGAGCCAGCTTCTTGGCAAGATGTGGTCAATTGTCGCCGAGGTTCCATATCGGTTTGTCAGGTTCCCAAGGACGGCAACCGAGGAGCAGGTGAGGAGGATTCGTTCTGCGGCTTTGGAGATTGCAGAGTGGCCTCTGGATATCTATGATCGCGGCGGCATGAGTCTGAATGAGATTTTGGCTACAGCCCGTCTTCACATCAAGCGCAAGGGAGTTCGTTTTGTCGGCGTGGACTATCTTCAGAGGATTACGGTTCCCGGCAACAAGGATGAGCGCCTGAAGGTGGCGGAGTGTTCCAAGAGGCTTGCGGATCTAATCAAGGGAACGGGGGCCCATCTGATGCTTTTGAGTCAACTGCGCCGCCGCGACGACAATTCTTTTCCAACCATGCGCGACTTGAGGGAGAGTGGGCAGATTGAGAACGACGCCCACTGTATCGCCCTTCTCTGGAGGGAGTACGACAAAGAGAAGGGGTACCACTCAACCAGCGGAATGATTGTGGTTCCCAAGCAGCGTTTTGGGTTTACGGGCAACGTGAAAACAAAATTCAACACCGACTTTGCGACGTTTGAAAGAGGGTAGCGATGAGTCTGCTTCCGCGCTTTGTTCCGAGTTACGGCAAGAAAGAGGCGTCGTGTATGGAGTGTCTTGGAAAAAGGACATTTGTGAATCACGCCGAGTTTACTGATCACCTGGTTAACGAGCATGGATACATTCGTCTCGGGGAGTCGGCATACAAGCACCGCCTCTGTCATTGCGGAAAAACCGGCTTGTACAAGGTGGGGGTTCTTGTGTTTTGCTCGGACCACTATCGCGAGGCCGAGGCGAAGAGGGTTAAGTGCAGGGAGCGTTTCGAGGCGAGGGCTGCAATTATCGAAAAACAGAAAAAAAGAAAGGGATGATGCCCTGTTTTCGAAGGACGCCTTACGCAAGGCAAAGAAGGGCCACTGAGGTTGTTTGTTACCAAAGTTTTGTTGATTACAAATCGATGAGGGGGTAGACTTTCACCATGTCTGATATGAGGTTTGAATCATTCAAAGATGCCATCTGGAGTATGCGTAGGCGGGGCCTGGAGATCGAGCGCCTTGTGGTTCATCCATCCAGCGCTTCCCAGCTTGTTGCATACCTGATTGAGTGGGGAGCTGATCCATTCCCATGCTCTCACTTTTCCATTCTTCATCCGTTTCGCAAGCTGGATAAGAGATTGTTTTTTTGTGGGGTTCCCGTGGAGTTTTCTATGGCCTGTCCTGCGGGGTGTATTGGGTCTTCGAATCACGGCGATATACTCCAAGGCTTACTGAACGCCCAGGAGGAGGAGGATGCCAAGCCAGCAGAGGGAGACGAAGTGTTGACCGAGCTGAAGAGCGACAGAAGCCTGACGGGGTTAATGATTAAGGCCATGGAGAACATGGATGCCGTCAAGGATGTCATTGTCTTCAGGTTTATGGATCATGGTGGAAGCGGACGCGTGGAAACCCTTACAACCTTCAATCCACTGGAACTCTCTGCTGTAATGCAGAAGACAGTGATGAGCATTTTACAAAACGGACAGTAGTCCGTATACGGACAAACAGGAGGAAGAATGAGCAAGACAGTGAACAAGGTGCAGATTCTTGGCCATGTGGGCAAGGATCCAGACGTCAAGGTAACTCCCGGGGGTACGGTTGTTGCCAACTTTTCTATTGCCACCACGGAGCGCGAAAAGGATTCTGGTGGTAACTGGACAGACAGGACCGAGTGGCACAACATCGTGACCTTCTCGAAGACGGCCGAAGTGATCAGGGATTATGTCCACAAGGGCGACAAGATTTACATCGAGGGGAAGCTCCGCACCCAGAGCTGGAACGACAAGAATACGGGCGAGAAAAAGTACCGGACGGAGATTATGGCGTTCGAGCTGGTGCTTCTCGGCAACAAACCCAAGGATGCTCAAGACGACCCTCAGTCGTCGGGGTCAGATTGGGATGCAGGCTTCCCCGAGTAGCGAAGGCGGCGGTACATGATTACCCGCTCCAAACCAATCGAGGCAAGCATTTCTTTTGAGGGGCCACGGTTTCCTGTCAAGACATCGGACATGAATTGGCGGGAAACCCCCATGGCCCTGGCATAGGCCGACGAGCTTCTTGCTCCCATCCTGGACCGAATCATAAGAACAGCATCTTCTGGACTGAAAAACTTTTTTGATTCCACATGGTAATAGTACCCCGTTTGTGCGGATACTTCAAGGAGTGGTTATGCCCAGCGTGTACACGATTTCTCAGGCCAAGAAGATCCTGCACAAGATTCTCAGGGAGGTGGAGTCTGGAAAAACTGTAATCATTTGCCATGGTGGCGCTGGCGTGAGACCCGTAAAAACTCCAATCGTAAAGATCATCCCCTACAAAGAGGAAAAATGAAGAAGAGCGGCTATTTCTGCTATCGCCATCGCGTGTTTGGTTTTCTTTGGAGGTCTCGTGTTCGCCTGGTTCGTCTTGGGCGGGTATACGAGTGTCCGGCGTGTGGCGAGAAAAAGTTGCTTTCTGAGTGGTCCAAGGATGCCAGGGGGTTTCTTGGGTCCAGCCAGATGCACTTTAGGTTTCCCGAATTCTGATCTTGTAAAAGTAAAGCATCATCTTCCGCTTCAAGATGTAATCCGGAGTGCGGAACCCCTTGCAGTCCTCGACAACAATCCTTCCATCCTCCACATATTGGAAGTCGGCGACATAGGAGCAGGCCCTCTCGATGGTCTTTCCTTTGTCGTCCACTTGTTTTGGGATGAGAACGAAGGTGATCTGAAACTCCAAACCAGAGATGGCTCCTGCCTTTTCCAGGAGCCTGAGTTCCTGAGCCCGATTGAACTCTTTCTTGCTGTCAAAGCCGCCGGTCTTACGATTGCGGAACTTGTTCAAGTAGCTCCTCGATCTTTACCTTGAGTTCATTGAGGGCGGCAATGCCAGACTGAGTTCCAACAAGAGGAATAGTTCCTCGCGCGGCGATTTTTTTCAGCCTGATAATTTCTTGGTCGATGATGTGGAAAAGCTCGCCTTTGTTCATGTTCACATTTTCTACCGGGCACATCTAATTGGCAAGGTATTTCTGGTAATTGTTACTTTGGTAACCATATCTCTTGCGTGGATGGTTGTGGTGGGGCAGACTGTTTTTAGCGGGGGCACCGAGAGACGCCGACCTCCCTGCTGGGCATCCTCCCCCAGCCATGTCCCCGCTTAAACCCGTTGCGATGCCGCACAAGTGCTGCTATTTTGTAACCTATGAACACTATCGGCGTTGTTGCTCTTGCCTTTATCGGGGGGATCTTTCTCATCGTGGTCTGCTTGGCCCTGGCGGCCTCCCTGTGGATCTCGTGGTTTGTATACAAGCAGGTGAAGGCTTTGAGGGTTGCTCTGGAGGCTTATGACGCCCTTCAGGTTCAACACTTGGAGGCCCAGAGCAAAGCCATGGAGTCGGGGAAGGGTGTGTTCCAGGGCATCAGGGCGGATATGAAGTCCATTCTGGATGCCCAGTCCAGCGAAATGCGTCAAACCTTCAAGATGTTTGAAGATGCGTTTCGTGGGGCCTTGAGGAACCTGAACGGCAAGGCCATGATGGAGGCGTCAAAGCAAAACGTTTCAGCCGTGAAGCGTCTTGAATTTGTGGCCCAGTCTCTTGGCGAGTTGATATCTTCAGCGGGAGCTGCGGATGGAACCCCCTCAGAGTGGTCAGAGTCGGCGCGGGCTACGGAGTCAGCTTCTCCAGAGCAGTCGAGGGTTGGCCGTTCTGTCTATGACCGCGATGCGGTGGATGAGACTGAGACCGGGGAGGCTTTTGATCGCATGGTTGGCGGGGAGCTGTTTACTCAATGACAATGGCCCTACAAAAGCCCACGGTGCGCGACAGGCAGCGCTGGTATCTCTGGCGCAGCGAGAAGCCTCTTGAGGAGATTGCGGCCCGGGAACGGGCATCCGTAGAGACCATTCGAAAGTCCATCGACAGGGTTGAGGCATATCGCTTCATCGCCTCCGTGGAGGAGGTGGATGTTGCTTACAATCATCTCGCCTTGAATCTGATTGAAGATCAGGAAAACACCCTTCGCAGCGCGATGGTGGCTGAGACGTGGAGGACATTTCCTGACGGCAGGCAGGAGTCGATTCCTGACCATCTGACGAGGCTGAAGGCAATCGATACCGCGAGGGAGTTGATTGAGGTGACCCGGCCGAGGGTTCCATCCACGCAGGTCAATGTGCAGCAAAATGTGGCGAGTGGGGTTGGGGCAAGCGGCGGCATGAGTTTTGAGCAGCGGCTTCGCGAGATAAGGGCAAAGCGGGAGGTTCAGCAGATTCCGGGGAATAATCCGATGCTCTTGGAGGCTCCTCCACAAATGACTCGCGCCGAGAAAATTGTTGCAGAGTTTGAGGAGGCTGGAATAGATTTGGAGGACGGCGACCTGGAGGACTTGGAGGAAGGGGACGACGATGAGGCTTCCTAGACAAGACCCCGACCTGAACGACGCCATCGAGGAGCTGGAGCGCCACTTCGCAAGATTCCACGGGAACAATGCTGTTGATGAGGCCAGCGCCGCCTTGTCTCGCTCGGAAAACGATTGGATCAACGAGGAGCTGGAGAGGTGCATTGATCCCGACTACTGGACGAAAAACTACTTTACAATCACAACCGAAAATGGCGAACTGAAAACCCTGTATCCGTACTGGGATCAGCAGGAGATCGTCAGCGCGGCAATGAAGGAGGAGTGGGAGAACAACGGATGCTGCAAGCTGATTCTTCTCAAGGGGCGTCAGTTTGGCGGCAGCACACATATTCAGGCGCACATGTTCCACCGCACGATCTTCTATCCCCACACCTTCACCTTGATTGTCGCTCAGGATAAAGTTGTGTCCACACACATCTACAAGATGTCTGTGAAGGCGTATGAGAATCTCCCGTGGTGGATGAGGCCGGAGTGGAGATACAAGTCGGTCGCGGAAGGTATTGACTTTCAACGCGAGGGTGAGGACCAGGTTATGTCCGATCCCGGCTTGGGATCTGTGTTGAAGATCTCTCACGCTCAAAAGATGAGCGGCGTGGCTATCGGCCGCAGCATACGGAGTGGCCACTATAGCGAGGTTTCGCGCTGGCCTGATGCTCAGGTTTTTGAGGCTGACATTCTTCCCTCAATGAACGCTATTGATGGGTTCTATGTGATGGAATCAACTGGTCTGGGAAAGAATGGCCTTTTCTACGATTGGTGGCAAGATACGGTGGCTGGCGATACCGGATGGCGTCCGGTATTTGTTCCTACCTATCGGGTTAGGAAGTATTTTCTTCCGGTTTCAAAGTCGGACAATATCGTCCTCAGCGAGACTGAGCAGGTGTTTCATGACCGGGTGAAAAAGGAGCAAAAATACGAAATTCCTCTCGGTTTTTGGAAGTTTCGCCATTTTGGCCTGAAGCGTTCCAAAAAGAACAAAGCCGGTTTTCTGGAGTCCTACCCGATTACCCCGGAAGAGGCGTTCCAGAACTCCGGCCTGTGCGCCTTTGATCGCGATGCTATGGATGAGCAGAGAATGAGGGCCCCTAAGAATCCTGCTTATGCGGGAGAGATTCGTCTCAGAGGAAAGCGCGAGGAGCTTGATATTCGCGCCGTGGATCCGGGGGAAGATCTTCCTGTTCGCAAGCGTGGAAAAGGTGGTCACCGTCTTCATGTTTGGCATTTGCCTGAGCCGGGAAGGTCTTACTATGTCGGCTCGGATGCTGCTCTTGGAAATGGCGGAGACTATAGCGTGGCTGAGGTGTTTATGGCCGGGTCTCTGGGGCAGAAAGACGTTCAGGTTGCCGAGTGGTGGGGCTGGGAATCGCCGAAGAGATTTGCCGGAATCGTGGCCGCCCTGGGGTATTGGTATAACGGGGCTGAGGTGACAAATGAATACAATGGACCCGGAATCACCACCGGAGACGCCTTGGTCGATATGGACTATCCAAACCTGTGGAGGCCGAGACATAAGGACAGGGTTCAAACAACCTTCACCCCCTACCTTCACTGGGTGACTTCAATCAAGACGCGCGACCTGGTGATTGACGAGATGCGCGATGCCCTTCTGACTGATTCGATTGTCATCTACTCACATGATCTTTTGGATGAGATGGGCGACTTCGCAACCCTCGACGAGGGGCCGGGGCGCAAGAGATACGAGGGTGTTGATTCCAACGACGACGGAGTGCTGGCTTCGACAATTTGTCTCTATTGCCTGCGTGAGACGCTACAGTCGGTGAGAGAGTCTCCAGGTTTGGCGATGGCGCAGCCACGCGATGCCGAGGGGAAGATTTGGGGATCTCTGCCTTTTTCGTGGCAGGGTCCGTGGGTTATCCGCGACTCAGCGATGCGTCCAATTGCGGATGGTGTTTTCCAGCGCCGGGAGGACGCCGAGAGGGCGATCAAGGGGCTGAAGGGGGTATACACAGTCAGTCCTCACTGGGCTTTTGCGGCAGCGAACCCCCTGGTTTCCCCGATTCACCAATCCTCTCCGCCGGGCTACTCCGGAAGTAGCATACAGTATCAGGCAAAGAGGGTTCTAGGTGTTCCAGATCAAGAGATAACGCCCGAGATGGTTTCTGCGTTCCGCAACTGGAGGGAGTCCGCCCGTTCCGGATCGAGCGCGGAGGAGTTGGTCGGCTACAATGATGATTGGTAGTTTGGAGGAGTAATGGCGACGACGGGTCAGTTTTTACCGCCCATGAGTGCGGAAAGTGGTATGTATTGCCCAATGTGCAGGGATACGCGCGGGGTGAGAGATGTCAACCTGAAGCGCTCTGCCCACCTGTTTAAGTGTGATGTTGGCCACGAGATTCCCTATATGCAGCTTCAGTCTATGCACCCTGACATGGTGCCGTTCGTCACCAAGGAGATTCCGAATCCTACCCTGGACGTGAAGGCGGAGTGCTGGCTGCGGAAGGATATCTGGAATCGCTTTTCCTCTAAATTCTCGGGGCGCGTGAACTCTACCTTGAACTCTGTTCTCTCAACCATGCTGGATGACGACTTTTTGTTTCTGACCGGGGATACGGTGAGGAAGCTGCAAAAGTCCAACATTCGCAAGCAGGAGGACATTTTGGCTGTGGTTGAGGACAACGCTCGTCTGGTTGCCGAGAACGAGCAGGTTACGCGCGACTCCCAGCGTTTGGCGGCCCTGTTTGCCAATGCGGCCAAGGGTCTACAGGGGCAGGGTTCACAGGAATAGACGTAACTCGCGACAAAACAGTGATGTCAGGATAAAATCCAAGCGTGAACGCCTCCCTACAAGAGCGCCCCGAAGTTAAGCTGGAAGCCGAAGTCCTCGATTGGGCAAATTCTGTCTATGAGGAAGCCGATTCAGAGCTTATGTCGTCTCCCGAATCGAAACAGGTTCAGAGAGTCATCGACTTCCTTGAGGGAAAACAGTGGGCTTCAACGGCCAGGCACGGACGCTCACGTCCGGTGGCTAATCGCGTTGTTCGTCAGTTTGTCGAGATGGCGTCGATGCTCACCGATATTCAGCCGGATGTCCGGGTCAAGTTCACCGATGCGGACGAGAACTACTCTGAAGTCGAAAGCCTGATGAATCGGATGCTCACGGATTGGACGTATATGTCCGATTTCGAGCAGGAACTGGTTCAGGTGGTCATGTATGGCCTGATCTCCTATGGTCCCGTCAAGGTTCAGTGGAACCCCTATCTGCGAAACGGCATGGGAAGCAACGATTTCCAGCCGCTGTCGCCCCTCGATTTTCTTCAGATTGGCGCTTCTGGCCGTCTTCAGGCCGAGGCTGAGGTTTGCATTGTTCGCCGGGTGGTTACCAAGCCATGGCTGGTCCGCCGGTTTGGGGAGGTTGCTTACGGAGTTCAGCCTGACATCGAGTCGGAGATGTCGGCTACCCCGCAAAGGCCGAACGCTGTGTCTTCTCGCCGCTGGGCCAAATTGAGTCCTTTGATGAGGAACATCCACTCCAAATTGGCCAACTCTGGGGCCGGGGCTCCAACCACCAAGTTTCCCAAGGTGATTTACAAGGAGTTCTGGTTTAAGGACGACAGCATTTGGGATGGGTCGGAGTCGATAATCATTGGAGATCCGAACGCCTGCTGGTCGTATCGGGTTGAACCGGGCATGCCGAAGTATCCTCGTGGCCGCGTGTTGGCGGTGGCCGGAGGAAGGGTTCTTGAGGATGCGCCGAATCCATATTGGCACGGCCGGTTTCCGTTCGCGATCTATCGCCCACTCCGCGTTCCGTGGAAGTTTGCCGGTCAAAGCATCATGGATCCCCTGTGCGCCATGCAGGCTATTTTGAATCGGATTGAGGGAGGAGTTCTGGATGTAATCAACTCCACTATAGAGCCGACGATGATGGCCCCTATGGCGGCGTTTAGCGATCAGGACAAAGACTCAATTGACCCCGGAGCCCCTGGTGGCAAGATTTTCTACCGCAACAACTCTCCTCGTCCTCCTGAGTTTCGCAAGCCTCCCGAGCTTGGCAACTACACCATGCCGATGCGTGACGGAATCGACAAGGAGATGGCGATGAACTCTGGCGCGGCGGCAGTGAACCAGACCCTCCAGAAGAAACAGATTCCGGGCGGCGATTCCCTGGAAATGATTGTCAACTCGCGGGCGGGAAACATTCGCCTGTATGGGCGCGGCCTCCAGTCTTTTATGGAAGAGGTCGGCGTGATGGTTGTCAGCAACATGTTGCAGTTTGAGACGGCCGATAAGCGCGTGGCTCAGTATGGATCGAAGGGATTGACCGACTCCGACTTCCACCCCTACTACAAGCACCTCTGCCCAGCCACCATGGAGCCCGAGGATTTCGTTCGCAACGTGTCGTTTACGATTCGCCGTGGTTCTTTGCTGGCGATTGAGCGCACGGATGAGCTGGCGCAGATGTCGCAGCTTCGCAGGGCGGGTGAGATTGATCACACCACCTTCCTTGAGTTCCTGAACTCCAAGTTCAACGCGAACCTGAACATCTCACTGATTCAGCGCCGCCTCGACGAAGAGTCCGCGAAGAAGGCGCAGATGGCCATGGCTATGGGGCAGGCTGCCCACCAAGCAAAGGAATCTGGGAAGAAGAAGTAGTTAGACTCCGAATGGGGTTGTAAATGCTTCGTGCCCCGGCTCTCCGCCCCACTTGCGGATGTAGTAGTCCCTGTAGAGCATGAAGGTTGCATTGTTCTTCAGTTTTATGGCTGGATCGCTGTTGATGGTCTGGCTTCCGGGGTGGTTCACCTGAAGACCAGTGTCAATGCACTCGTATCCAGCCAGACGAACCCTCCGATAGAAGTCGTTGTCGCAAAAATACTGCCAAAAGGTTGTGTCCCACTCGACGCCTGCCGACAGTAAATCTGTGTTGATAGCCGACAGCGTGTCGTAGTGGGTCCACAGGACTCCCCACTTTCTGCCTTGAAGGTTGGACTGACGCGCGATCTTGAGAAGCTCTTCGCATACGCCTGGGTGGGGCTCGGCGTCGTTGTGCATCCAGATGCAGATGTTTGCTCCCTGTTCTTGTGTCGTCCTCATGATGTAGTTGAAGGTTTGGGGGCATGAAAGGGGAACCAGGGGGCGAAGAACGTAGACTCCATGCCAGTGCATCCAGGTGTCTGTTGGCAGGCCTTCTGGGGAGTTGTCAATAATGATACGGTTTGAACCGTAGGCTTCAGATGACCTTACGGCCGTATCGAGAAGGTCGGGACGGTTAAGGTATGGAATCCACATCTTGTAATCGCTCACTCTTCCTCCGTAGTCCAGATTGAATCGATAATGCGAAACTTGGGTACCAGCTCATCCACCGCCTGCTTGACTCCATCCCAAGGCGGGGCTCCGTAATCGTGTCCGCAGAGGATTCCTCCGGGGCGAAGTTTGGGTCTCCATGCCAGGATGTCGTCTCTCACTCCTTCATAGGTGTGATACCCATCGATGAAGATCAGGTCGGCGGTGATGTCTGGAAAGGATGCGGCGATATCTGCCGATGGCCCCTTGCAGATGATGATATTTGCCGCGCATGAGGTGTATTTTCTGAATTCTCCAAGGAGCCAGTCCGGATCCTTGTCTGCCAAAAAGTCGCCCTGCTGTTCGGTTCCTTGCCATGTATCCACGGCATAGATTGTTCCGGCGGTATTGCAGGCCAGGGCCAGGGTGCTGCGTCCCATCCACGACCCTACTTCAACGATGGTTGAGGATTTGGATGCGGCATGGGCAAGGTACTCCAGGTCCCTTTCCCCCATCCATCCGGGTGTTGCGAGGGCTTTCTCAATGTTCATTTTGTCCTCAATATGTTGGTGGGCAGGCTCATGCCCATGCTGTGTTCATAGGCTACTGCTTCCGCCGCCGTGGGGTAAGGGATGGACAGTTTTGACCGCACCTCATCTTCTATCTCATCTCGCATCTGCGCCAGGCGTTCGCGCGAAATGAAGTCTGTCCACACATAGGAGCGGTATTCTCCCGGCTTTCCCTTGTAAAAGGCTTGCTCTTTGTTGAAGTCAACGCTCTCAAAGTAGAGAGAATCGCCAAACGTGTCGAACCTGTATATCGGGTGCGCGACCTCGATAGCGCTGTCATGGTACGGAGTTCCCGGATACACAGTGATCACGGTTACGTCGAAGTCGTCGGGCTTTTCGTCGAGCAGCCAGTCGCGCATGGCGAGGATTGTCTCTTCGCTCTCTGCGGGGTGGCCGACGCTCATGAGGGCTTTGACCTTTAAGCCGTGCTTGTGGGCGATTCTTAGCATGTTAGTGTTGTCTTGGACGGTGGCGTTTTTGGCGATATTGCGGAGGATGCGCGGATGCGCCGCCTCGAATCCACAGAGAAGCCAGCGAAAACCGGCCGCATACATCGACTCCGCCTGCTCTTCGGTGAACAATTCAGACTTCACGAATCCGCGCAGACGCCAGTCAACCCCGGTGTTGGCAATTTGCCTCATCAGTGGGATGATGCTTTTGTTGATATTGAGTTCGTCGTCGTAAAACATGGCTCCATCGGCACCATACACGTCGTGAAGGTGCATCATTTCGGCGACGATGTTTTCTGTGGACCGCTTGCGAATCTGCCTCAACATGGGAGAGTTTCTTCCTCCGCAGAAGTTGCAGTGCATCGGGCACCCGGTTTGGCCGATCAGAGAGTATGACTTTCTTCCGTCTACCGTGTAGTGGTAGGAAGACATGTCCACCAGGTGACGGGCTGGCCATGGGTCATCTGTGAAGTCTTTGGAGGTATTCCAGAGGATCGACTTGGGGTCGTCGGCGTCAATAAGCCCCCGCTGGTGTATGGCGGTGAAAATTGACTTCTCTCCATCTCCGGCGACCACTGTTCCAAATATGGAGACCAGCTCTGACAGCATCTCTGCTGACCTCTGGTTGCCCTTCTTGGCCGCTGCGTTGATTAGGGTGGTATGTGGGCCTCCCAGGATGGTGCGAGAGCCTGCAAGGGCAGATCTGATGGCTATCGCGGATGGCATTTGAGGGGTGGTTGCCGTGAGGGCGAAGATTGCGTCTTTGTGGGGGTAGTCCCTTATAGCCTCCTCGTAGTTGGAGACTCCAGTCAGGTCAACGTGGTCAACGGAGAACCCTTGGCGCTCAAGTACGGCTCCGACCTTCAGGATTCCGAGAGAGACAAAGACCCGCTGGTCGAGGAGGAATGGGCTGGGTGGAGTAACCAGACAGATTCTCACTTGGCAATTCCTCTCTTCAGCCACTCTTCCCAGCTCGCCCAGCAGTTGTCCCAGTAGAACTTGGGATCGAGGAGAGATTTTCCGGTTCCGAGCGATGCCGCGAAGATGGTTTTGTCTGCCCAGTCTGACACATTGAAGACCGGCCTCTGGTGTCCGTAGAAGTCGTCGTTGAAAAGCGCTATGGGCTCAACGAGCATATTGGGCGGTATGAATTCGGTGGCTCCGGCGTATTTTCCATGAACAACCGGAGTCCCGGCCGCAAGAGATTCGCTTAGGGGTAATCCCCACCCCTCGCCCCTACCTATTCCAAAGGTGACGTCGCAGGCGGAAAAGCAGGTAGCCACCTCGTTGTCGGTGAGGTGTTTGTTGGAGACGATAACCCTCCCATCCAACCCGTATTCGGCAATAAGGGCGGGGATATCCCAGTATTTTACATAGGCATCCGTGTGGCACCAGAGGCCGATATTGAGTCCGCGATTCACGAGTTCCCGCCCAACTTGGAACGCCAGTTGCCAATCCTTTCTGGCGCTGTTTGTGGCCACAACCCCAATCATCAGGGTTCCATCTTTGATTGGATAGTCGCCTTTTTCTGTGACCAAGTTGACCAGGGAGGACCGGGATGACTCTCTGTCTCGCGGATAGAAGATTGACGAGTCGGTTCCATGTGGAAGATGTTCTATGTTGCCGCCGATGGTCTTGTCGATCATGTCGGCCTCCCATTGCGTGTAAGCCAGGGGCCGGTCGAACCTCTTGATGATATTCGCAATTCCCAGTGGTACGCGGCCGTCCGGGCCTTCGGCGTCCAGGGGGAGGTATGCCCAAACATCAAATGGATCGGATTGGATGAAGTTTTTCAGCTTCCCGTCCGGCAGAAGCTCTGGATGCGTAAGCCACCCGAGCCATCCCGGATTCCATATCGTAAGCAGGGTTCCTCTTTCATTTCCGGCGAAGTCTGTCCATGCTTCTGGGAGATTTTGAGGGGCAAGAGCATTTGGACCAGCCAGTTCGCATTGTGGCCACGGGAAGCGCTTGGAGGCGATTCCTCCAGACCCATAACTGGCAACCTCGAAATCTTCCATCTTATTGATTCTGCACGCCAGTTCGCGCGATATTTTCGCTAATCCAGAGCTGGATGTCGGTAAGTCCGAGAGAACAAGGATTTTATGTGGCACGTCTCCTCCGCAAGAACATTTTACTCTGGCGCAGAACGGGTCGAGGAAAAAAGATGTCAATTTGGACGTATCTCTTGACACGCCAATCTGATTGGGTACAGTTAAATCAACTCCAAGGTAACCATGTTTGGTTACTTTGGTGTTCGTGGAGACGGGCACGTTAAAAACGCCGATCCTTTCACGAAAGGAGTACATCCATATGGCACGTCACAAGGGCCGCAAGGGTGGAAAGCGCCACGGCAAGCGTAGCGCAAAGCGCGTGAAGTAATCACGCAGCAGATTTAAAACCAAGAGGGGGATGGAGACATCCCCCTCACAACTGGAGAATCCAGATGAAGAAGTTTGTTGAGACCAACAAGGCGACGGAAGACACCTTCGGACCAGCAGCCAAGACGGCAAAGCTGAAGAAGGGTGTGTTTCATGCAATTGGCGTGTCCTATCACGATGCCGGAAAGATCCCGGCCAAGGGTATCTCTCCCAACGTGAAGAACGCCTACCCGGATAACCAGTAAGGGACAAGATGGCAAACGCAAACGTAGTAGCGGACAGCTTCGGCGGCGGCAGCGGTGGGGGGCCTTCTGGGTCCACCCCCCCGGACTACTACTCCAGGGTCGCGTCCATGCGTCAAGCGCCTCCTCCGGCTAAGAAGGGTGGGGCAGGTGACGAGGTTATCGAGGCATTGAAGGCCGTGTTTGAGGTTTTCAAGAAGCTCGAAGCCAAACTTGGCGGAAAGCCGGATCCAAATCTGGATGCGGCCAAGGATAGCCTCAAGAAATTTGTTGCAACCTCTATGAAGCAGGATCCCTCCGTTCTTGATGGCGGCGGCGCTCCTGGCGGACAAGCACCCCCACCGGCTGAGGCTTCGGCTCCTCCGCCGCAACCAGGTCCCGAGGCTGTTCCGGGCGCGTAACAGGAGGATAGGATTTTATGGCAATCATTGACGAGCTGAAGGGTGTTCTCGGGGAAGACGCAATCGCCAAGATTCAGGCGGCAGGCCTTGCGGACAAGTTGGTGCGCGGCGAAGAGCTGGTCACCTATCTGGACGATGGAAGGGGTATTCCTGAGTCTGGCTCTATTTCTGGTTTCACCTTGGAAGATTTGACCAAGACCCTGAAGACATCGTTTACAGATTTTGAGACATCTCTGACGCCGAAGTTTAGCGAGATCGCAAAAGAGCAAGCCAAGGCTGTTGTTCAGGCTGAGGGCTCTGCCTTTCTCGGCCGCGCGATCAGGATGGCTGACGACACCATGCAGATCCGCAACGAGCACAAGCAGCTCTTTGGCGAGGATCTTGATTTGGAAGCCTTGAACAAGTTTGTGGGTGACTCGGGGAGGACTTTCTCGTCTCCGAAGGAAGCCTACAAGGAGTGGACCCGCGACCGCCACACGGAGCTTGAGGTTGAGCGCCGCGCGGAGGAGAAAGCGAAGGAGAAGAGTTCTTCTCAGTCGATTCCCGGGGTTACTCCTGCGGCAGCAACCGGGGTCCGTGGGGCCCTGAAGGCTTTTGGGCGGGCCGTGAACGCTGATGGCAAGACGCGGGCTGAAGTATTGAACGAGAAGCTGTCCCAGTTGGAACGGGCAAGCTAACCAAGGAGAATGAGCAATGGCGCTGAATTACAACAACATCAATGCGATCACCCTCCCATTCATCGTGCCGGAGATGGCGGACAACTATTATAAGTATTCGCCAGTTTTCTACTTGATGTTCAAGGGTGATCGGACAGCCGATTACAACGGCGGCACCTGGATTCAGCAGCCGTTCCAGTATGCACCGCTGAAGGGCGGGGCGACTACCTTCGGCTCAACCTTCGACATTTCGCAGGTTCAGGTTGACACTGCGATGACCTTCAACCCGAAGCAGTATTACGTCAACGTGACCATCGACGAGGCGCAGCTTGCCATTAACCATGGCGGCGCTGGTGTGATGGGCTACGTCGAGCAGCAGATGGTGAACGGCGGTCAGGCGATGGCAACCAACCTGGTTACCGACTTCTATCTGGATGGCCAGGGAACAAACTCCTCGATCATCGCGCTGGACGGCCTACAGGCCGCATATGACGACGGCACCAACTATCCCTCCTACGGCAACGTGTCGCGGTCGCTGGTTGGTACTGGAGCCTCAGCTGGAATCAACGGTTACTACCTGAACGTGGGTGGAATCGTCTCCCTGAACACGCTTCAGAAGGCATACGGTCAGGCGACGTTTGGCCCCATGCAGCCGAACCTGTTCTCAACCACGCAGATCATCTACAACGCCCTGTGGGCCAAGATGCTCCCGGCGCAGCGCGTTATGGATAACTTTGGCGAGGACAACACCCAGAACATCGGCTTCAACTCGTTCCGCTTCAACGGCCAGCGTGTTGTGGTTGACCAGTATTGCCCGGCTGGCTATCTGTTCGGCATGAACACCAACGCTCTCACGGTGTACATCTCGACGCAGGAGCAGTTTGCTTTCGGATTCACCGGCTTCAAGGAGCTTCCGAACGCATGGCAGGCCGCTGGACAGCTTTGCTTTATCGGCGACGTCGTTGTTTCGATGCCGCGCACCGGCTTTGTGCTGACGGGTATAACTGGCTAAAAACAACTGTTGTTCCGACTATTGTAGATGGAGAAAACCTTCTCGACTACAAGAAGTCAGAAGAGGTTGAACAGTTGGAACAACTAATGGGACAGTAGACCTTCAAGGAGACATGTAATGAGCTACGGAATTGATTTCCCGAATATCTCGACTGGAAACCTGTATACCGCCATCGACCCCTATGTGGCGACCGGCAGCCAGACCAGCCAAACCCAGTGGCCGAATGGCGCACTGAATCCTCCGGGCGCGGTGTATGCTGGCCTTCCGTGGCAGTATTTCACCCAATACTCCGGGTTCAGCACGAACTATGCCCCGGCAACCACGGTGCTTGGCACGACCAGCACATCCGTGAACGTGACGGCCGTAACCAACACCACCCAGTTGTCTGTCGGAATGACGGTCACCGGATCCGGTGTGCCTACCGGCACCACGATTGCGGCCATCCCGAGCACGACAACCCTGACGCTCTCAAAGGCGACGACGACCAGCGTTACCTTGGCCCAGTTGACCTGCTTCTTTGGCTCCAAGGTTCCGAACGGCGTTCCTCCGGTTGTGAAGTATGTGCGCTATTCGAGCCAGAACAACCCGACGTTGCTGGCCTACTCGGCCGGTGTTTACTACACCGACTCGACATGCACGACGGTTTCTGGATACGCGAACGAAGCGTATGGCGTAACAACCAACAACGCCGCCATGATCCCGAACGCATGCGCCGGGGTTCTTTTGGCCAACACGACCTCTGGTGCAACAGCGGCTGCCTTGAATGGCAACTGGTGCTGGATCGCGGTCGGCGGACTGGTGCCAAACGTTTCGGCTGTGGCCTCGGTGGTCATCGGAGACTCTTTGTCTATGTCGGTGACATCGACGAACGCGTTTACGGTGGTACGCACAGCCCAGGGAACAGCCAACCCGTATCAGAACTACCTCGGCGTGGCGTGGTCCAATCTTTCGACCAACACCACCTGCGACGTGCTTCTGAACCCGGCGTTGCAACAGATTTAAGGAGAAGTCATGGCGCTTACGATCACAATTGTTCCCGATACCCTGTTCTATGTGGGGCCCTCGATGAAGGCACAGATGGTCACCTGTGCTCCGGCAGTCTCGGATTATCCGACTGGCGGGTGGGTGATCACTCCGACCCAGGTTGGATTTGGGAACGGAAACATCTTTGGGGCTCAGTTGTTGGGCCAGAAGTATGTGTCCGGTGGATCATATGACTTCATGGTCAACATGCCCTCCTCCTTCTACACGAGTCAGCAGCCGACAGGCACGAGCTTCGCGGTTAGCGCGTATGGCGATGCGTCTTCTGCCGGATTGCAGCCGGAAGTTTCGGCCAGCACCGATCTCAGCGGATTCCCGTTTGGTCTGATCGTGTACGGCTACTAACTGGCATCTTTAACCGCTTCGGGGCTGGCTGCGATAAGCGGTCAGCCCCTTGGTGTATGAGGACGAAACATGCCTCAGGAGTAATTGTTTTGTTGTAAAATAACCTCATGGCTAAGATGGTAGAAAAACGCTGTGAGGTATGTGGTAACAATTTTATTGTTGCCGAAAGAGATGCAGATCGCCCCACTTGCGGTAAGTCGTGTTCTTATAGGTGGAGGGCAAGAAATAGTGTCGAGATTCCATGCTTGGGATGCGGGGTTATGATGCGCGTTGTTCCGAGCCATATTGGAAGGAGGAAGTATCACAGCAAATCCTGCGCGAATCGCAATTATCGTCGCCTATACAGGCCGGGAAGCGGCAAGAAGATCGAAAAGAAGTGCCTCGCGTGCGGGGGTAGTTTTTGGATAAGCCAGTGTGAGGATAACTTAAGAAAAACATGCAGCAGAAAGTGCCGTTCTGTGATTATGAGAAAGATTGAAACCCGCGAGTGTGTGGAGTGTGGGGATAAGTTCGATGTTATACCTTCCTCGGAAAAGGTGTGCTGTAAGGTGCGGTGCGCGGTGCTGTTGAAGAAGAGGATTGCAGAGCAAAAGTGGCATGACGCCTACCCGGAAAAGAAGTGCATATACTGCGGGAATCCTATACCTAAAGACAGGAGCAAGTCGTGGAAGAGGAATAATATGCTCTGCGGTAAGGAGTGCCAAGGGAAGTACCAATCAAGCCTTTCGAGCGGAACAATTGGATCTCGCAGGTGGTGGCCAAGCAGTAACGAGTGGTGCGTTAGGGCGGAGGATGGGAAATGGATTCCAGAGCATAGGTATATCATGGAGGTCCATATCGGAAGAAAACTAAAGCCTAGCGAACATATCCATCACATCAATGGAGATCACCAGGACAACCGCGTGGAGAACTTTAAGATAGTTACAAATTCGGAGCACAAGAAGCTTCATCATGAAGCTGAAAAGATTGGTTTTCTGGTAATGTGCGGTAAACTTCAAGTAGTGGCAGGATAGGAGGTAAGACATGCCGTTACCAGCACCACCACAACCAAGTGGTCAATTATTGCCTAACTCTTCGCCTCCTTACAGTCAGCAATATAATTATGGACAATTGCAGGGAAGAGTGGCGTCAGAGAATCCAGACACCGGGGGATCGCAGGCTGGCATCTTTGTGAACGAGGCGGTGCGCGTCATCTATGACCGGCGCAACTGGTTCGGCTTGATGATCAACGGGCAGGTCAATTCTCCGCAGGTCTACAATATCGGCACAGCCACGGTGGCGAATGGATCCCAATCGGTTACCGGAACGGGAACCACCTGGACGAGTTCAATGGTTGGCAGGCAGTTTCGCGTTGGCTATAACGCGCCGATCTACACCATCACGGCCGTGAACTCGACCACCTCCCTGACCATAAATCTGCCGTGGGGATGGAATAGCGGCACCTGGGGATACTTCATTGCCCAGTATTATTACAACATCGGCGGGAACATCAAATACGTCTACGAAATGAAGAACCTGTTGCTGGGTTACAGGATGTGGACGAATCTCAATCAGAAGACCCTGGATTCGACTGATCCATGGAGGGCGCAGCAGTTCTCTCCGTATGGCATTGCTCCGACCGCCCCCGACCAATACGGCAACTATGTCATCGAGATGTATCCGGTGCCGATTATCCAGCAGAGCTTCCCCTACTCGGCCTACATACAGCCTCCGAATCTGGTCTACGATACCGATAACCTGCCTCCGTTTATTCGCGGAGACATTGTTGCCAAGCATGCGATAGCCCAGGCGCTAACCTGGCGCGGCCCCAAGAAGAATCCGTACTATAATCTTCAGAGAGCGGCTCAGTTGATGGGGGAGTTCAATTCTGAACTCGACCAGATGGCAAGGGCTGATGAGAATCTGTACCGCCAGAATGTGGAGTGGAAGTCGGAGCAGTTGCCGATGTTCAACCCCGGCGGGGCTTATTGGGATGCGACTCACGCCTCACCCGCCACCATGGGTGGATGGGGACCGTTGGGAGAGGGTTGGTAATGCAGGTTTGCGATAGATGTCAGGTGCCACAATACCGCCGGGCCCTTCGTGGCAAAGAGTGGATTGGAACCGATTGCGGATGCTTGGGAAAAGACCACTCTGCCGACAACGTGAATTCTCCGTATCAGGGCCTGGTTCTTGAGCATGCTCACGATGAAAACGGAAGGCCGATAGTCGTGAACAGCTTGAGGGATATGAGCAAGGCTGAGGAGAAGTATCACTTTGTCCACGCCGTGACATCTTACGGTGAGAACTATATCCCTCCGGACCAGAAGGCAAACACCTTTGACTCTGGGCTGTACAAGAACATCAGGGACCGCAGGGAATATGTAACTTCGCGGCTGGTTGAGCGCGGAATCGACACGAAGTATCTAAGGAGAAGCTGATGCCGAAGATTGATGACTTTTACGGGCTCCGCAACCGCCGCAACGCCTCCGATTGGGGCGTTGAGGCAACCAGGGATTCTATTTCTCCGGAGTCGAGCTTCGCGATTGACCAGAGCCGCTTGAAGACCAAGTTGAAGTGGGAGACCAATCCTGCCTATCAGAAAAAAGCGGAGAAGATGGACAGGTCTGGGGTTTGGACATCAATTGGCGTGCCGCCGGGGAAGATGATTGAAGTCAAAGCCAGCGTCATGGACAACGTGAGAGAGAGCATGGGCGGCGTACTGAACGGGACCAGCTATAAGTCTGAGCCCAGGCGCAAGGAGCGGTAAGATGCCGATTTATGGTTTTGGTGGATTGTTGACATTGAATGGGTCGGCGCAGCCGTTGTTTGGCACGACGACGAGCGCGGCAGCTACGCCGGTATACGATCAATTCGCGGGAAACGTGACTGGCGCAAACCAGTCCCAGACAACCCTGGCCCTGACCTCGATGATGGGGTTCCGCATCGGGCAGATGATCATATGCGGAACGAGCAGCACTCTTTACAACTCCAGCATCCAGCCGAACGTTGGTCTGATTACGGGCCTCAATTCGGCTGCCTCGACCATCTCGGTAAAAGGCTTGAACGCCTCTGTTCCGAGTGGTGCGTATGTTCTTCTCAATGAGGCGATCCAGACGGTGACAGTCGCCCCGGTTCAGGGAAACTCCGCCCTTATTTACTTGGGCAGGGATTGGACAACTGGAGCCGCGAGTACGCAGACCTATTCGATTTTGACCAATCCCTCGACCGGAACCTATGTGTTCAATGTCTTTCAGACTCCGACCACGGATAAGGCGCATGCGTACAACACGACGGAGTTCTGGATCAACGGCGCAAACGGGGACAAGGTTGTTGTGCAGATGACGCAGGGCTAATCATGTCGATAACGGTGCAGCAGTCCGCGTATCTTGTTGAGGATCGCGTTGAGGAAGTACGCGGGGCTCCCGTTTTCTGGAGCGAGTCCTTCGAGATATTCACCGCAATCAATGAGGCTCTATGTGAGGCCACCCTTCTTGTCGGCCGCCCCACCCAAACTGTGACACAGGTGATGTCCATCGCCCCCAATACTCCCTGGCAGACAATGCCGACAGGGGTGTTGGCGATTACCGATATTCAGGGCCCGGCGTCTCAGGTGTGGAAGTGGACCTTGAGGGACATGGATTTTCTTCAGTCGGGGAATGGGTCTGACTGGGAGAATGACGTGACGCCCGGCCAGACAATCATGCGGTGGGGGCCCTTGGGGTTCACCAAATTTTTCGTGTGGCCATGTGTCCCACAGGCTCAGAATGTGACCATTACCGGCATCCAGAGCCCCATACAGACGGCGTGGCCGTTCCTGGGTACCCAGACCATCAATCTTCACGATGAATTCGTCCAGGCGGTAGAGAAGTATGCCGCCCACTACCTTCGCTTCAAGGAGAGCGGAATTGAGTTTCAGACAGCCATCAGCCTGTATGATGGGTTCTTGGCGGATATGAAGCGCATGACCGCCATCGAGGATCGCCGCGACCCCTACATTTTCACGCGCGGGGTTGGCGCGGCAGCAGACCGGGGACAGGCTCCGGATCAAAGGTAACGAGGAGGAAGTATGAATCTGAGCGATTATCGTGGGCCGGTCAGTAAGTGTGGACTGTGCCTTCCCAACCAGGGAGTGAGCCATGTGTTTTGTCAGCACTGTTTTGACCGTGGCTATGTGGCTCTTTGCCTGAACTGTGATGGCAAGGGGAAGACAGTGGTTTCGGTTGGCGGATCTGTTGGAACCATGGAGTCCACCTGCAATCTTTGTGGCGGCAAGGGGCACTTCCCGGCCTCCAAGGAGGCATATCTGGCAGAGCACCCCGATGCGGTCAGCGCTGAGGAAAAGGAAGGCGCTCCGCTTTTTCCCGAGGTTACCAACTCCGAGAAGCAGAGGCTGATCATGCCGGAGACGGTTGCCAGTCTCTAACCGCAACTGACATTCGAGGTGCAAGGTGATCCCCGGCAATGGATACAGGCTGGCGAACGATGTTTTGATCGAGTGCTCTCTTCACCTCGTTCAGCCGATAGTCTATGCAACATTGTCCAATCCTGTAACGGTGGGTCCAAATGTCTTTGCGTTGTCGTCTTTTGGGATCCCCACATATGCGGTGTATGTGGGGGCTCAACTTCTGGTCACTGATGCGACGAACGGCAACGAGGTTATCACCTTGACTGCGGTGTCTTCGAGCACTGTATCTGCAAGTTTTGTTTATGCTCATGCCGCCGGAGTGGTGGTCAGTGGGGCCACTTGGCCGCTTCAGCAGGCAACCGATCCAATCTACACCCAGGCCGAGTTTTTAAGCTACCTGTCTCGCGCCCAAAATGAGATTCTTTCCCAGCTCCCCGTGGTGTATTCGCAGTCTCCGGCGACGGCTGTGTTTGGTCAGATATTCCAGAGTTCTCCGGCGAACATGGTGGAGATGGAGCGGGTGTCCTTGTCCACGCAATCGCTGACAATGGTTGCTCTGACAAGGAACGGAACGGGAACCGTGACCGCCGTGTTTCCTTATAATCACGGCATGACTCAAGGGCAGACGTTCACGGTTTACGCGTCGTCTCCCGATACGTCGTTCCTGGGTGCGTTCAGTGTCGCCTCTGTCGTTTCCTTGACGACAATAACCTATATCCAATATGGATCGGCATCATCGGCTACGGCATCCTTCGCATTGTTTAACCGCCTCTATGAGATTACCCAGGAGGAGCAGACAATGCAGGAGAGGACATGGAGGAACGATACGTTTATCCCGCCGACATCTTGGTTTGAGGATAGGGCTGGGAATTATAAGTGGGGCTTGAACGCGAAGCCGCAGAGTAATTTTCCCATAAACCTGACGTACAGCATCCGCGACAACGACACACTGACCCTGGCTGACGGGTTCGTTCTTCCTGACTGCTTGGTGTATCTGGCGAAATGGAAGGCGCTGGAGTATGCCTGTTCGAAGGATGGAATATGGGCTTCTCCGCAACGCGCGGGGTATTGCAAGATGAGAGTGGATCGCGGGATTGCTATCGTACAGAGGTTTTTCGAGGGTGAGCAGGGAGCGGCGATGGGGGTAAAGAAATGACAGACACAGCCTACCGGCCGGTATCGTACCTTTATTCATCGAAGGGTTTGATTGCGCGGGATATCACGGACCGCGCTCCCGAGTACACATATCTGACGACCCTGAACTGTCAGGTTCGCGAAGAGACGTCCATGTCCTCGCGGTACGGTACGCTTGTGATCAATCGCAACGCCGTCACCGCCAACAACTACTACTTCTCATACCCTGTGACATCGCTTGCCCGGCTGACCTATCAAGGCAGCGCGTGGCGGTATGCGGGGACATCTGACGGGAGTCTTTACCGCATCTCCGGAAACTCTCAGGGAAGCTACACGTCTATTTACTCAGGGATGTCTGGAAAGCCATTCGATTCCCTGATTACTGCCTGTTTTGAGACCAGCCAGCCATACCTGTTCATCTACGACCAGAGCGTTTCAATCAAAGACAACGGCAGCCTTTCAGCTTCACAGTTGACAGGCATCGACATGTCTCCGTATACGGTGAACTCTATTCCGTATGCGCCGCTTCTGTCGATGATCGACTCGTTTGCGAATATATCAAACCCGTACAGCGTATCAGCAAGCGTGACCGGGTGGGGGTGGTCGAACATTGAAACCCTTAACGCATCGTCCGGTTCTATGGTTACGGATTTCAGTCAGTTTTCGCAGATATCTCCGGCTGGCGGAGGAGGCTCTCAGTATACCCCAACATCATCGACGAACATTTCTTCTGTTTCGATAAGCGTTCCCGGGAGCGTGGGCCCGCAGGCGGGAGCAAATGTTTATGGTTTTCCTTCTCTGGTTCCGGTGTCTGGACAGACCGTCACCGTGCAGGTGTTTGGAAGCGTAAGCTTCTCATTTTCCAGCAACGCCAACGGCAACGCTACGGCGACGTATGAGTATAGCCTGGACTCTGGGGTCACATGGATACCCTTGAACAGCTACTCGAATACGATAACCGGAAATGTCGTGTCTGCCGGAGGGGCTGCGACGTTTTCCGTGGCAAACATCAATACGGTGTATTTGAATGTAACGTGTCAAGCGACAGCGTTCAGCTACAACATCATCTCGTGCAGCGCCTCAATCACCGGGGCCGTAATCACCGTTTCCAACCCCGGAGCATTTGGTCCTGTTCAGAACGGCATGGTGTCAATTCTTAACACCAACACCACGATCAATGTTCCCATCTCCACCGTTACAGCGCAGACCTTGGTGGGGGGGCTGTATACGCAACTCCTTGTCACCACGACAACCGCCCACGGATTATCTGCTGGAAGCATGATTGGAATTTATGCCTCCTCCAGCGATTTAGTGGATGGTTTTTATCAGGTTGCCGCCACACCGACATCGAACACATTCACCATTCCATTTACTTCGGCAACGATCATTGGAGCCACTGGGGGGTATGTTACTGGAGGAGCGTCGTCTCCATATGCCTGCGCTTTGTCCAACCAGTACACGACTCCCTATCCATCTCAGATGACGGCTTGGGGTTTCTATCAGTGGGTTCCTGTTGGGTCTACCGTGTCGGCGGCGATTACATCGTACTCTGTGTCGGCCGGGAATGTGGTCAGCTTTGTTACTGCGTCCAATTCCTTTGTTTCTGGACAGGTGGTTTTGATCGCCGGACTAAGCACAACCATTGGGCTTCAGATGAATGGTCTTCTGTTCACGGTGGCCTCGACCGGATCGACCTTTACGGCAAGCAATTCGTCGTTTACCCCGGGAGCTGTTGGGTCTACCTCTGACAGCGGAACCGCATCGAGCACGTTGAACAGTTTTCCTATTGGCGCGTGGTCTGGGACCGTGGCGGCAAGTAGCGGATCAACCCCAACAACTGGAACCATCTCAAGAACGGTTGCCCTTGACCTGAACCAGAACAATCAGGTTACCGATGACGACCTGATTGTGTTAACGCTCCTTACATCGGCACCTATCAATGTGTCTCAGATTCAGCTTCAATTCTGGGTTGGGGCAAGCAATCTAGGCAATCCGGTCAACTACTACACCAAGTTCATTTCGCCAGCCTATTACCAGCAGGCGGTCGCAGAGACCCAACTGGCATATTCGGCAACGGAGCAGCAGATTCTAGCTGACAGCCTCAACCTGGTTACTGGTCAGCCTCCGGGGTCTATCTCGGCACAGATTCAGCCATCTAATATCTCTTCAGGCGCTGGTTCCTGGTCTGCTTGCTACATGAGGAGGGGAGATTTTTTGCCGGTCGGACAGGCCGGTCAACCCGGATTGAATTGGTCGAACGTCACCGGGTGGACCCTTGGCGTTACCACCAACACCAATACAGGGGGGGTTACGTTTTCTGTCAACGGCCTGTATTTGCAGTGGGGGTATGGTCTATCGTCTTTTGCTGGAGTGGGGTACGATTACCGCCAAACCTATTACAACGCGAACACCGGAACGGAGTCTTCTCCGTGTCCAGAACAGACCTTCAATGAGGATTTCGGATATCTCGCCTCAACAGATCCGCTGACGGTTCTTCGTCAGGCTGTTCGGGTGACTGGCCAGTATTCTTCCGATCCGCAGGTGACTCATGTTCGCAACTATCGCCGTGGCGGAGTTCTTTCCCAGGACTGGGTTCAGGTGGGACAGATTCCCAACATTACCGGCGGCGGCCAATATGTGTTCAAGGATGTGATCTCCGATTCCTATGTTGGTCAGGCGCAGATTCTGGTGGAAGACAACGACCCGCCGGTCACAAGCTCTCTCGTGAACCCGATTCAGACCACACTCGCACTGTCCACCACCCAGGCTGGTCTTAACTCCGCCTATAGCACCTTTTCTCCGCAGGCGGTGACAGTCAATGGCGTGTATTCGGGATTGGTCGTCAATCAAATTGTTATTGTCGGCAACCCTTCAAACCTGGAGGAGGTGGCAATTACTCAGGTTGGAGGAACAACCAGCACGACGACCACGTTTTATGCGATCCTCCGCCTGAAGCACAATCAGGGAGAGCCGGTAAACGTCTATGCCGTTCCTCGCCAACCATGTAACCTGTGCGCCCTTGCGTACAATCGCGTGTGGCTGGCCGGAGACAAAAACAACCCCGGATATCTTTACTTCTCGAAGCCGGGGCAGCCGGAAAACTTTGGTCCAGAGAACTACCTGAACGTATCCACCCCGTCGGATCCAATCAACGCGGTGATCAACTGGCGCGGAACGCTCTTTGTTGGCACTCTGACGACCTGGTATGTCATCCAGGGTGGGGCAAACCCCATCGCGCAGCCAACGGGCTCACAGCATGGCATTGTGGCCCAGCAAGGGTGGACTCAGACGGAGGGGGCAATCTGGTATCGTGCGGCGGACGGGCTGCGCGAGTTCAAAGGTTCGGAGGGCGCGTATATGAGCCTTCCCGTGGAGTGGGTATACCGCAACAATCCACTCACGCCACTTCCTCTGGCCGACAACTCTCAAGCCGCAAACGATGTGATGTGCTACTACAACAACGAGGTGTATGTTTCCTACATCTCTCTGAGCGGTTTGCGTTATCGCCTGATCTACGACACGGTATACAAGCGCTTCAGGAACGACTCTTTGCCGATGACGGCGATGTTGTGGGAGCGCGACACAAACACCTTTTTGGGCTCATATCTCATCTCCGCCGGGAACTACGCCATTGTTCAGGATCAGGTGTACTCAATGGATTACGACGATGGAGGGTGGTACTCGGGATACCTTCTCAAGAACCCAATCAACATCGCAATCCAGATGCCATATCAGGATCTTGGGAAGCCCCACTATCCGAAGCAGTGGAACGTGATCGAGACGGACGTAAACACCCAGGGTCAGGTGATGACGACTTCGCTGACCTTCGATGATGGTTCGGTTACCGTCCCGCTGGCCACGGCGTCAACAACCTCTCGCCAGAAAGTGCAGCTTGAGGTCAATGCCGGTCTTGGGCAGCAGGGGTACCGCATGTCTCTGACTCACACCATGCCGGTCACCGTGGCTCCTATTCTCTATCAGGAGAACGTATACGCGGCCGAGCTGGCGGCGTTCCGCTACACGTTTGACACTTACTGGATTCTTGGCGGGACCGAGCTTAACAAGCTGGTCAAGCAGTGCGTGTTTGATTACACGAGTGCACTGGCCGTGACGTTTGGCTTGTATGCCGACGGATCAACGGTCCCCTATTACACTTTCACTCTCCCGGCAGAACCTGGACGCGCGACGGTGCGCGTTCGTTTCCCGGCAATCAAGCTGCGCGACTTCAGAATGGTGGGAAACATCGCCTCGGGGTCTACGGGCTTCCAAATGTGGCAGTCTCCTCAGCTTTGGTGGAAGGCCTGCCTTGAGTCGGTTGGATATAAACAGGCGGATTTGACGACATGACCGTAAGGCTCCTTTGCTTCAAGTGCAACAATCGCCGCAAGCGCTGCGTGTGGCTTATTGACCACCACCCGTACTGCAACTCGTGCGGGGCGGCTCATATGGAGAGCCGCGATATCTTCGAACTCTCCATTCATCGCCTTACAGACTGCGAGAAGTGGTATGAGGACCGGCGTAGACCGAGCCGCAGCGTCGGCTTGATGGCGTAGGAGGATATATGGCAAAAGGCAGTGTTGCGCCCACAAAGAGCAATCCGGTTCCTATTCAAAGGCCCAACTTCCGCCCCGAGGATTTGGCTCCAGAGGGGGGGTTGGCATATTTCAACCAGTTCATGGATCAGATTGTCAACGCCGCCAATCTGGCGAATGGGGCCGTAGGCCCGTCCGTTCTTCCTGCCGGTGTGGATGTGGCCGGGGGTAAGCTAACGGGCCTGGCAAAGCCAGAGAACCCCACGGATGCCGTTTCTCTGTCTCACGCGAACAGTTCGTATAGCGCCCCAGCCCTCGGCCCCCAGTTGGACCTTGGCGGACCGAGCGCCCTGAAGGGTCTCACCGGACTCCAGCTTCAATTCAATCAGTTGACGCAGAGTGGGGCGAGTGGAACCGTGGTTCTGGCCAAGCTGACAGGCGGCGGATCGAACGGGTCATTGACCTTCAAGAACGGCATTGTTACGGCTTTCACGGCACCGAGCTAGACAATCGATCAGACGAATTGACCGCAGAAATGTTTTGACTTTGACGCAGCGGCCGTGCCATGCTATAGGCATGTTGCGGATTCTCAATTCGGAGTTTGATCGGCAGACCGGCGAGATTGCTGTTCATGTTCATGTGAATGGCGTGTGTGAGCCTGCATGGATTGATGTGGATTCTCTGATCAGCAACTACCACGGAGCAGGATCTCCCACCAAGGAAAGCATCCAAAGGGCTATCGGGTGCTGGTTGAGGGATCGTCACGCCGGAGAGATGGGGCGCAGCCGCGAGGTTACGGCCATGTCGGATGCTGTAGAATCTCTCAAGGGAAATGTTTTGACGTTTTAGGAGGAAATGTGTCGCTTGTAACGATGCCTGTCGGTAATACTCTTCCGTCCATCACTCTGGAGCCAGGGGCATCTGTTGCCCAGATCGCCCGGGCTGTCAACCAGATCAAGCTGTTTCTTGATGATGTGGTTACCGATGCCATCGGCAAGCGTGAGCTGGCCATCGCTGACCAGAGGACGGTTCTGCTGATGAACGTTGTGGCGACTCTGAACCACGCGGTGCGCGAACTTTCCGGCCCATCGAATATCGCCATCCCCGGGCGTCCACAGTAGTCCGTATACGGAATGTCCATCTTCGACGAACTAAAGAAAGAGAACTACCGGATTGGTGATTGGCAGGCGATCCGGTACGACCGCAATAATCCCATCTTTCCAGACGGATTCCTCGGCAACCTCTATTTTGCCTTGGCCGGTGGCAGGCGCTCTGTTTATCGCCGGGAAAACCTCCAGGCCATGTTTTGCGGCGTGAAAGATCTATCCTTCGACGCGATAACTACCTATCTAGCCATGCAGCCCATGGTGATTATGGGCAAGTGGGAGGGGGACGTCTTCAGAACCGGCGGGATGGTTTGGACGGTATCCGTGATGGGCGGCAAGGAGCGCTCCGCTTTTGGGGCCTACGGTTTCATTCGGTGGACGTGGGGGACAGAAGACCAGGAGATTATGACCTGGCTCGGAATTTCTCACCTCTTCAATGAGATGAACCTGCTCTATATCCACGCACAGCGCTACGAAGACAATCATCTGTCCGCCAACTACCTGAAACGGTTTGGCTTCAGGGATCTGGCGACAGTTCCCAAGATGATTGCCCGAGGAGATGGCTTGGTGGGAGGTGTTATCTCCACTCTTTCCCGAGAGGATTTTGAGATTCGTTTGACACAATGGATGCTGCAAACCTAGTCGTTGCCGGTGTTTTGGTCTAGGATGTTACTGAGGTAACCTCCTGTGGGAAAACCAAATATCGGGATATCCCCAAGCACTACCAGCGCCCAGACGGCAGATGTCAACGCTCTGACGCGGAATGCCAACAACTTCATGTCCCAGTCGAACCAGATGTACGAGACCGGGATTCAGGGTATCAGCGCCGCCAATCAGTTTTATCAGGCTGAAGCCAGCGGATCTCCCTCCGCGATTCACACGGCCATTGCTCCTATCGAGCAACAGGTCAACGAGGCTGCGGCCGGTGCCAAACAAAACATCATGCAGAACGCTCCGGCGGGCGGCGAAAAGAATCTCGCCTTGGAGGGCGTATCTGCCAAGCAGGGGGCAGACGTGGGCGCGGCTGCCACGCAGGGTTACCTGGGATCCTTCAATGCGCTCGGCCAGATAGGATCTCAGACTGTAGGCCTTTCACAGGGAGCGGGAAGTCTTGGTATCCAGGGAACCAGTGCCGCAGGAAACCTCTCCTCAACCATGGGGAGCCAGCAGCTTGAAACCCAACAGCTTCAGCTTCAGCAGAAGGGTCAGACGCTGGGGGCGTTTACTTCTCTGGCTGGAGATGCCGCCACCATGGGCGCGGCCGGTATTGCCCATGGGGGCGGTGGCGGTGGAAAGTGAGGTGGTGGTGGCATATTTGGTGGTGTTGGCGGTCGGTGAATTAGGACGTAGGAGATAAAAATGGCAAATGTGGCACAGTATGATCCAACCAATCCGACTCCTTATCAAGCACCAGAGCTTCCTCCGCTGAGGGAGCCGAGTCCTTCTCCTATTCCTGCTCCGGAGACGAAGCAGTTTTCGGTGGCTCCGACCAAGGCTGGAGGCGTGGCATCTGTCCTTGATTCCGTGATGCGCGGCATCATGGCTGGAAGGGCACAGGCTCAGGAGAAGCAAGCCAAGGAGCTTGATCGTACCGACAAGACCAATGTCGCCCTCTACACGATGGCGGCGCAGAAGCTCCAGGGGACGATTGCCGGTGCCGTTCAGAAGAGCGTCAAGCCGGAAGACATCCAGAAGCTCATGCAGAACCCCAACCAGAAGCCGGAGGGCATGACTGACGAGGACTTCAAGCTCCTTCATGACGACAAGGCTCTGGTGGATAACGCGTGGGGAAAGGTCAAGCAGTTTCGCGTGTCGCAATGGGATGACGGGAAAAAGAAAAAGGGCGGCAAGAAGCAGGATGAAATGACTCCTCAGCAGAAGGCCCAGTCTCCCGATCCCGCCACGAAGCGGGAGGGAATCATCGAGATGTGGTCAAAGATGCCTCCGCCGGTCTATGGAACCCTTCTTGGAGTGGCGCAGCAAGCTCACCAGGCGGCGCAGGCGATTCAACTAGAAGACTCGCAATTCTCATCCGCGAAGAAGACCAAAGAACTGATGGACAGGCGCGAGGCCTTACTGTTGAAGAGCCACCGGGGTGAAGAAGAAGATGGTGAATTGCAGAGATTGACAGAGACCCTTTCTCCAATCGTCGAGAAGGAAAAGTGGAAGAAACTTGACATGGTGGACGAGTCTGGGCAGCACTACCCATACTTCTATAACGAGAACAGTGGGGAGTACAAGGATCCAAGTGGAAAGGTAAGCTCCAGCATCCCTCCAGGTCTGACGTTTGCCTCGACAGCCAAGAAGAGCGCGGAGGATCAGGACAAAGAACTGTTTGCGAAGTCTATCAGCAAGCCAGTGAGTGAGTGGGGGTGGAACGAGGAGGGACAGTTTTACAAGTCTCGCTACGACAGCAAGAACCCGTATGCTTCCAAGCGCATGGCGTTGGCGGGCCACGCATCCCACTTGGCCGACTTGAATTATCAGTTGAGGAGGTCTGAGACAAACCTGAAAGACTTTCTCGCTTTTCAGAAGCAACTTGCCCCAATGGATAAGATTGAAACCACCGCAAGCGCTGCCGATGATTACATATCCAATCCGACCGGCCCGGGAGATGTTGCGCTTACGCTTGCCTTCTTTGAGGTTGCCAAGGATGCTGCTCCCGGGAGTGGTGCTGGTATTCGCTTTACGCAACAGGAACAAAAGTTGATTCAGGGTTCTCGTGGATGGGCGGATGCTGCGACCGCTAATGCGGAGAGATGGGGAAGCGGTACTCTTTACGACGACACCCAACGGAAGCAGATGGCCTCCATCATCAAATCTGCGGCAGATAAAATGAAAGCAAGGCGCGAGGCATTTTTGTCTGGCGCTGAAGAGTTCAACCCTGATGCTGTTTCGGCAGTTGGATCATCTTCGTTGAACAGGAAGAGGATAACTCCCGGAGTTGTTACGCAACCGGCACCTGCGGGTTCTGCTCCGAAATCTATGCCTGATGGATGGTAATAATCTATGCCTGATCGTTGGAATCCAATAGAGGATGTTCGCAAGAGGTATCCGGGCCTCAAGGATTGGGGCGATGGACGCATCTTGGAAAACATGTCTGACCCCGCCAAGTTCAGGTCAGCCTTTCCGGAGTATGCTCATCTTGATGATGAAAGGATCAAGAGCAATGTCTCGAAGCTGCAAGAGACGTATTGGGCCGATCAACAGAAAGACAAGGAGCCGCAGGGCCACTACCTGATGCGCCCCAAGGGCGGCGGCAAGCCGGTGAGTGTTCTGTATGGAAAGGTGGGGGAGGCCAAAGAGCTTGGATATGACTTCACTGACCCGGACCTGAAGAGGCAGTATGAGCACGATGTTGCACATGGCCCTAAGGTGGAAAAAGAGAACGCGCCCCCTGTTGGACTTTGGGCGAACGTAAAAGCGGAACTGAAGGGTATTCCGGAGGGGGCGGCATCCATGCTTGCTCCGCCTGCGACTCCCGCAGAGAAAATCATGTTCAAGGTGGATCCTCCTGTCGCTCCGGCCGCGATTGCCGCAGAGCGCTTTGCGAAATCCGAAATGGGGTCGCGCCAGGCGGCTGCGGAAGAGGCAGAGAGGTATATCGTTCAGGCGCACAATGATATCCCGAAAGGTAATGATCTTGTCAAAATGCTGGAGTATATTCGCGGCGGTACTACTTTAGCGGCATCTGTCACTCCTATTGCTGGAATTGCCGGGGTAGCTCTTAACATCAACGATGCCATGGATCGCGGAGACATCTCCGGGGCGTGGGGGCGCGGGTTGGTGGATATACCCCTCTATGCTTTAGGATTAAAAAGGTTCCCGGGAAAAGAGTTCGTCAAAGAGGCCGCATCAAAGATTGGCGACAAGGTGGTAGAGAAGGTCGTCGGAGATATCAAGCCATCCGAGGTTGATATCAACGGAACAAAGGTTCCAGTTACCATCATAGAAAAAGACCCGCAAAGCCGCGCCGGAGACATCGCAACCAACCTGAAGAAGTCTGGTGTTGGAAGAAAGCATTGGGCAAAGGTTGGACTGGCACAGCAGGCAGCCCTGAAGCAGGTGATTCGCGATGTTGCCCGTGAAACCTCCGGCATGACCGGGCCGATTCAATATGAGCCCGGGGCGGCCATGAAGGATGCGGCAACCGCGTCTTTTATGAGAGCCAAGCCGATCTATGCTGCCATGGACCGCTCTTTGGAATACGTTCCAAAGGATTGGGCGGATGCCAGCTCCTTGGTCAAGACGGCCATTGCGAGGGCCGAGAAATTTGGCATCAAAATTGATTCCGCAGAAGAGGAGAAGAATTTCCTTGTTGACAGGAACGGCAACCTGGTTCACAAACTCGATTACGGCCAGTCAACGATAGAGAAGGCCATCAAGGAAGGAAACCTTCGCATCGAGCCGATGAAGATGGCGAAACAGCCACTGCAAACGTATATGGAGGTTCGCTCGCAGCTTCTCAAGATGCAAAGAGCGGCGCTGGACGCGAATGACGCAAAAACCTCTTACGAGGTCGGAAAAGAAATCAGGACCATGAATGAGGATGCCAAGGTTGCCTTCAAGGACTCGGATATGTATGAGAACTGGATGGAGGCAAACAAGCTATGGTCGAAGGGGTATGCTCTTTCCGAGATCTCCGATGCTTTAAAGAAGGACACCGAGGGAACTCCTGAAGGTGTCATCAAGGATCCACTTATCAAGCAGGTTCCTACCGAGATGCAGGGCAGGAGGCTGGTCAGGACTCTGAACACCTTGTATGATGACGGTATTCTTGAAGAGGCGTTCAACGCCAGGCAGATTACCAACCTTCGCGAGTGCGCGGAGATTATCAAGCGCTCTCAGGATGCCACCCCGGGAATGAGTTCCGGCGAGTCAATCTCCCGCTCTCGTGCAATCACGCACTTTATCTCCGGGTTGTCTGGGAATCTCACTGGAGCGGCCGTGGGTGGAGCCATTGGAGGCGGCATTGGTATGCTCTCCGGTTCTCTTGCGACAGGGTTCGAGATGGGCGCGTTGCTTGGTTTTGCCATCCAGAAGATTGGAGAGCAGAGGCTGGTTATCGCCATGACCGATATTGACGGAGTGAGCGCCATGAGGGCCCTGAGCAAGGCAAAAACTCCTGCGGAGCTGAGGGTTGCCATGCGGCGTCTGATGATTGTGGCGCGTGGTGTTTCTCCGGCTCCCAAGAAAAAAGAGGAGCCCAAGAAAGAGGAGAAGCTGAAAGATGTAGAGTCCCCCGAGGGCGGCAAGGAGAAGGCACCCGAACCGCAATCGAAGAACTACACTCACGTCTATAATCACGAGACTGGACAAATTGAGGCTGCGTAATGGAAGACAACAACAACCTCGACACTACGCTGGGCCAGAACATGACGGACTGGCAGAGGCAGCACACGCACTGGGCATCGCCTACGGTCGTTGGCACAGGCAACGATGCGCGGATGCAGTCATCTGCCCCTCCGCCACGCACTCCCGTGAGCCAGGCTCCCCCGGTCATGACGGAGCAGCAGAAGCGCCAGACCCACTGGCAGTCTCCGCAGTTCCGTGGCGCTGGAACAGAAACCAAACTTCCTCCTCCAGCCACTCCTCCCGTGAATCCCCTCCTTCCGTCTCAAAAGGAGCCCAAGAAGTCTCCCGAAAAAACCTATGACGGCGCATATAGCGTCGGAGAGAAGCCGCGCCCGGAAGATGTTCCTCTTTTTAACACCTGGAAGAACACGGGGCCAAGCAAGGCGAAGGGGATGATTGCGCCGGGAACGATTGACATCACCAAGCGCCCGTCGGTTCATTTTCCCAATGGACAATCGGGGTCGCTGTTCAGCTACAACACGCCTATCCCCGGCACCACGAAGTGGATGGTAACTCCAGGCATTACTCCCGCTGGCCACATCCTCACCGAGGAACAGGCTTTTGATCGCGCAAGGGTCACCGGCCAGCACTTGGGAATTTTCGATGGCCCGACTGCGGAGAAAGATTCTGAAGAGTATGCTGTTTACCTTCACCTGAAGCAGGGTGGGTTTCAGGCCTACAGGAATGGCGGAAACTACAACGCCAACGGAGAGTATTGGCTGGACAAGAATCCAGAGGACATCGTTAATTCAAGAGGCAAGATACAGTACAACATCAGCGCCACGCCTCCAATGACTGCGGCACAGAGAGCGCAGTCTCATTTTGTGTCTCCAAAAGCATGGGCGGCAACTTTGCAAAAGCTCCCCTCAGATGAAGAGGTGAATTTGGCTCGTCATTCTGGAGACGTGGTGACCGCAGGCCCGGGAACCAATCCGGGAACGTACAGGATGATAAAGCCGGGAGACAGTGCGTTGTCCAAGGATCCCGTGAATGTCGAGTTAGGGGCGGTGCAGGATTATGTGCGGAACGGGTACAAGTTCCCCGATGAGTGGGAGCTGAGCCGCTACAGACAAGATGAGGCGCACGGAAGGCACCCCAACAGCGAGTTTTTGTCGCAGGTAAGAATGGCGAAGAAGTACCGGAATGAGGATGTTCCGAGTGAAATCGCCCCGCTTCCCGAGGGATATCAGCCGGAGTGGGAGAAGGAGATGGAGGAGACCCGCATCGGAGCGATAGCGAACGGGTTGATTCGCAAGACGGCGCGTCTGTTTTTCTCCGGCCTAGGAAAGGATAGCGAATCCAAGTCATACGACTGGGTTCCCAAGAAGCTGCAAAAGCAAATTGGCACGGACAAGCTGATGGAGATGAGCAAGCCGTCTTCGTCCAACTCGATACGGAAGGCTATTCGGGACTATTTGGACGAGGTGCCTACCCGCTCCGGCGGCCCGGTGGGGGAGATGCTGGGCGACATTATAGAGTTTGAAATTGGCGGTCGCAGTCTGGACTCGCTGTATGAATCCATCGGCTTTGTATTCAAGTCCGAGAAGATAGCCGACCTCGCGAGTGCCGTTAAGAAGTACAAGATGTCCAGGGAGGCAGCAAGTTGCAGCAAGGGTGTATCGCAGGACGCCATTACGGCCCTGATTCAGTCATATGCCGAAACAGGTGGAGACAAGGATGCAGCTTTGAGGGAGGCATACAAAACCGCCCGCCTTGGCATGGTGATTGCTCCCTTTGGGTTGGGAGTTTCCGGGATGGATGCTCTCCGTGGAGCGTGGCGCCCATCCAAGGACAACATTGACCGCGCCGTTGAGCGGGCTGAAGAGGATGCTGGCAGGGAGAAGGCTGAGATGGGCAACAACGATATGAGTTGGTATGATCGTCTATCCACCGTCCCCGACTCCGCTTCACTCTCCGGAAGAGATTACTCCATGGAGTACATAGAGAAAAGGGATGAAGAGAAAAAGAGATCCTCGGAGCATGCTTTAGAATTGCAGCGCTCCACGGACAGGTTGAGGAAGTTGCTGGCGGTTTTCCCATGAGCGACAAGCTGGTCAAGGTGGACGGGTTGGGCGTGGTCAAGTTTCCGGACGAGATGCCGGATGAGCATATTGCTGCGGCTATCGCCAAGCACAAGGGTCAGATTCACTGGAAGTCTCCGACTCCAACCGGAATCACCACCGAGGAGTCGGAGCACCAGCGCCAGCTCCACATGCCCAACATTCTGTCTCCGAAGATTGCCAAGAGCCGCGCCGCTCAGATTCACTGGAAGTCTCCGACTCCAACCGGAATCACCACCGAGGAGTCGGAGCACCAGCGCCAGCTCCACATGTCCAACATTCTGTCTCCCTGGAAGTTTCCGGACGAGATGCCGGATGAGCATATTGCTGCGGCTATCGCCAAGCACAAGGGTCAGATTCACTGGAAGTCTCCGACTCCAACCGGAATCACCACCGAGGAGTCGGAGCACCAGCGGCAGATGAAGCTGCGCGGGGCCCCGGCACCGGACGTCAAGACTATAGAGAACGCGACTTTTCCCGCCATGTCGGAGCCGCTTCTGCCGAAGCTGGTGAAGGGGTTGGAAAAGTACGCCGGTCCGGAACTCACGCCAGAAGAAAACAAGAAGTACCTGATCAGCAAGGGTGTACCGGAGGCCGAGGCCGAGAAATATAAGGCGATGACCAGCAGCCCGCTGCGTGACCTGATCAACGTCTACAACGCGAACGACCAGAAGAAGATTGACGAGATCAAAGATCGCGGCTGGTCGGTGGTCAACATGGTTCGCGGGGTTGAGGCGGGCGGGCGTCAGGTTGCTGATGGCCTGAGCAATCCAGAGAATCTCGCCCTTATTGGCCTGATGACGGTAATGGCCCCATTCCGCCTGGTCAGGATGATGGTGGACCTTGGTTTTACCTACAGCATGGCGAAGTCGGCCGCCGAGGGGTTCCAGAAGGCAGTCAAAGCCGCAAAGAAGGGTGATGCGATCAGCTTCTCCGAGGAGGTTACAACCTCCAGCGTGGATGCTCTTTTTGCCTTTTTAAGCGGCTCTCACCTCAAGAAGGATATGTCGCCAGCCAAAGCCTCCACGGAGGCCACAGAGGTCAAATCTGAGGCTCCGGTGGCACCTATAGAGGGGAAGGTTGATACCAAGATGGCCCCTCAGCCCCAATTCAGCCCCGAGGATGTGTCTGTTGCGAACAAAACCTCTCGCTCCTCTGGCGCGGTTGGGAAAAACGCTGTTGTGCCGAGGCATGTGGCCTCTATCGCTCGTCCCGGGGAGTCGATTCTTGATTTTGGTGCCGGAGTGGATGCCGGTCACGCCCGCGATCTAAGAGGGAGGGGCCTTAATGTCACGGCGCACGATTTTGGCTCCAATGCAAGGCCTGGTTTTCATGATTTTGACGCCCTGAGCCGGAAGTACGACCATGTGTACGCCTCAAACGTCTTGAATGTTCAGTCTTCTCCGGAAATGCTTGGCAAAACCCTCGATCAGATCCGCGATGCCGTGAAACCGGGTGGGGATGCCTTTGTGAACCTGCCCAAGACGCCGCGTAAGTTTGCCGGTCTGAATGGCAGCCTCTTGAAGTCCGAGCTGGAGAAGAGGTTTGGCAGGGTGGACAAGATCGGCGGAACCGCCGACGCCCCCATGTTCAAGGTGTCGGATCCACAGGATGGTTCTGGCGTTCAGGAGGCTCGTTCTTCCGAGGGTAAGCTGAAGCTGGGCGCTGATCCCGCTGCTCTCGGCAAACTTCTCGGGTCCAGTCTTTATGGCTCAAACAGCTCGATGGTTATCACGAAAGAGCTGGTTCAGAACGCCATGGACGCGGTGCGCGGAGAGTCAGGAGATAAGAACGTCACGGTGTCTGTCGATGACTATGAACACACCATTCAGGTCAAGGACACCGGCAAGGGGATGACCAAGAATGAGCTGGAGACGGTGTTTACCGATCTCGGCTCCAGCGGTAAACGTGATGATGTTACCGCCTCCGGAGGTTTTGGTCTGGCCAAGGCGGCTCCGCTCATGATGAGCAAGAGCATCAAGGTGACAACGGTTGTCAATGAGGGTGGATCTCTTTATCGCCATACCTTCGAGGCTACCCCGGAAGACCTGTTGGGTGGCGGTGTTGATATTCACACCGAAAAACTGTCCACCCCTGAGCCGACCGGAACCTCTGTGCTTTGCAAGCTCCCCGACAATGCGTACATGTACGGGGCTTACGAATACCTGGGTTCTTCAAGGCTGTCTCTTCGCCCTCCGGCAACCATCAAGGTGATTAGTAATGGGCACGAGGTAGGCCCAGAGGAGGCCAAGCAGCTTCCAAGCGCCCCGGACAGCACAGAGCACTATCAGGGCGCTGATATGGACCTGTATATCAGCAAGGTCAAGGGTGACAAGGCTTTTGACAGGTGGAACAAGCTAAACGTCGAGGTCCACAACAACGGAATTTACCAGTTCATGATGTACATGGACGTCCCGGAGGGGGTGAGGGGCCTTCCTTCGCGCGTGGCTATAGACGTTCACGCCACCGTCCCCGAGGGCAATCCGGATTATCCGTTCTTGCTGAACAGGGAGTCGCTTCGCGATGAGGCTTCGAGCGATATCAAAAAGCTGATTCAGGAGAGGGTGATTGATCCTGTCGTGCAGGGCCATCGGAACACCGTTGCCGGTATCTACAACAGCCTTCCCACCTTCAAGGGGCGGAAGGATATTCCGCTGTTCGACTCGGGGCAAAGGTTCACTCTGGAGGAGATGAAAGAGATTTCCGCCAATGCCCAGGTGATTAAAATCGCGTCCAAGATTCAGAGTTTGGCCCGCGGGGCCATTGACATGCTGAAGGGGTCGGAGATTCATGGAACCGGGTCCGGAATAGATCGTATCGGGATTGTGTTTTCCGACAAGGTTCACGGCGTGTATATTCCCAATCCGGCCGACACGTCAAAGGCGACAATTTTCATTGATCCATTTAATCAAATCGGAGAAAATCCATACCAGGCCGCAAGCTCGGTGTGGCACACCATCAAACATGAGATTCTTCACGACACCTATAAAGGGCACAACCAGTCGTTTACCACTGGAGAGGTGAGAATAGCCCGGTCCCTGGGTGAGATGGAGGTCAAGGCTCTCAACGAGCTGAGGAAGATTTATGCAGACCCCAATGACAGCACAAGAATACGCGAAGACCTTAGTGGACCGCTTCAAATCTATCGGGAAAGCCGTGGGAGAAGCGAATCTTCACCCGATATTTTTGGGGGCGAAGAACTGCGTTCCGAAATGGCTCACGCCAGAGGACAACAGGGTGGTGACGGAGGCGTACATCCTGGCGGAGAAGTCCCTGTTCCCGGATTCCACCAAAACCTCATCTACCGCTCCGCCGACCTCGACCAGCCGTTCTTCAACAAGATCTATGTGGACCCGAATACCGCCGGTCCAAAGGAAGTTGCTGCCGCCAAGAAGGAGTTGGAGGAGATATCCGAGCAATTGAAGAAGATGGCTCCTCCAGAGACCCCGGACGCGCAATTCGGAACCGACAAGTGGCTGAAGCGTCATCAGGACTGGATGCGGGCGAATCTTCCGCTTGTGTTGAAGCGCGATATGGCAGTTAAAAAATACCTCGACCTTGATGGTCGTGGGTTGGGTGAGGTGCGTAAATCCTCCGACGGAACGAAGATTGTGTTCCTGAGCCGCAAGGGATTGAGGGCGCTGAATACCACATTTGACGGCAAGGAGAACCTGGACTACGAATCGCGCGGATGCTCGATTAGTCCCGACGCATACAAGCACTACTTCAACCAAGCGAAGATCATGAACCCTCCAGAGGAGCTGAATAAGCTCTTGAGGATTGGGCAGAATTATGATGGAGGGGCTATTGTTTCCTTTCTTCCTCGCGGAGAGAAGATTCACAGCGTACTGGCCGTTCTTCGTGAAGAGCTGAATCACAAGTGGCAGGAAAGCCTTGTGAAAATCAGGATGAACCTGGGGCTGTTGTCGGTTTACGGCATGAAGGAAATGGACAAATCCATTCCCAAGCCCTTGGAGCTGTATTTGGAGACTAACGGATACCCGGACAAGAGCGACATGTCTGAAAACGGCGTTGAGCAGCGTGTTTTTGAGGCAACCGCGAAGCTGATGTCAGACAAGCCGAGCGAATTCGGTCTGACGGTTGACGAGGCGACAGCCTATCTTCTCAAGTTCTTCCAGCAGGTGTATCGTGAGTACGGGGTGCAGGGTTTCCAGAAACTGACTCACACCACCAACGCAGTAAGGCGGTTGAAGGAGGGTTTCATCGATGAAGCAAGAAAACCAAAACCAGACTGGGCTTCCCTCAGAAAAACAGATCCGGGAGTTGTGGGACGCGTTCGTTCGGCAGGGGCCCAGTGGAATAAAAAAGGTTCTTCAGGGCCGGGAGACGGCACCGCCGCCCTCAAAGTAGGGGGTTCGGTTAAGGGATTCGTTAACTCAAATGAGTCATTTGAACTTCTTGACTCAACCCTTCTGACCGATGCCGACAAGGCTAAACTGGACGAGTTGAGAGAAAAACTAAGGAGCTTCCAATGATCGAGGTTGAAGAGGGTCTGTTTATCAGCGAGTGCTGCATCATTGCCATCCAGGAGACCGGGGCGAAGAAATGCCGCGTCTACGTCAAGGGAAGAGTTGATCCGTTCGATGTGCGCCGCCCAGCCTTGGAACTGGCCGATATTCTCGATGAAGAGGATGAGGACGACGAGCCTGAGCCCCACAAGGGGAAGAAAAAGGAAGACCCCGAGGATGAGGATCAATCCTGATTGTCCTTCTCGATTTTCTGCTTGAGACCCTTCATCATTCTTTCCACCCTTGACTGGAGCGGTGTCTTCTTGGCAACCTTGACGACATCGCTGATCTTTTTCGCGTCCCTGAACGCCTCGTAGACCTCCATCGCGCGAAGCGTTCTCTCCGGCTGGGGAAGGAGCGAGATCCGGCGCAGTTCCTGCTCAAGTTTCTGGTCATAGGGTAGCGGCCGGACAAACTTCTCCGCGCTGCCGCTATCGATTCCGCAGAGGATGTTCAGGAACATTTGACGGTCGAATCTTGTCCTCTCATGCCACGGATAGATGACATTGAAAAGCCTGTGAAATGAGGCTATGGTCATCATTTCTCCCAGAAGAGGGTCGATATAAAGCACGATGTTGTGCTCCAAGATCATCTTTCTGAGGGGCCTCTCCTTCATGTCGAGCATCTCTGCCGCGTACTTGAGGGGAACGATGGGGACCATCGGCAAGGGGCCCATGGCCTGCCTGAGCCAGGTCATTCCGGCCATCTTGGGACGCCCCACAAGCCTCAACTGCCGCAGTTTGTGGTCTCGGACAATGTGCAGGTAGCCATACTGGATGAGCTTCTCGACCGTTTCCTCGGTGGTGCCCAGTTCCTCAGCCATGATGACAATGGGGATGCCATCTCCACTCCACAGGGCCTCCTTCGCGCCGACGAAAGAAAAATCCTTCATATTTTTCCATTGTAGCCGCAGAATTGTGGTACATTGAAATCATCTCCTGACGGTGTGTTTTGCGGGGTGGCCTCAAGGTTCTTCCAGGAACTGGTTGCCCCGCAGGTTACCAAAGTTTTCTTGACTTGGTTTGGGGATAGTGGCAAGATGAGGAAGGTTTTGAGTTTTGGTTTTGAGAGATTCCGTCTGCTTGGCAGCTTACACGAATGAATAGCTCACTCGGTAGAGCATTTGCATAATAAGCGAAGGGTAGTGGGTTCAAATCCCATTTCATTTACCAAGCGGTAATAGCTGACAGATTTGACGGAGTATTTTTTGTTTTGGCGGTACTGAATCGGCTTACATGACTCATTGATGAATCTAATAAAGCCGGTTCGACTTCCGCTGTAGGTTTGGCGTTCACTGTATTTGGTTACATGTCCTTGGGAGACCGAGTTGAAGGTTCGATTCCTTCGCCCTCCACCATGAGGGGGGTTAGCTTGAAGGTCAAGCGCGAAAACAACCAGAAACAACTTAACGCCAGAAATTTTATCGGGGCTTCTAAACAGGAACTTCAGACGACTTGTAGATTCGTCTACCACTGTCAGGAGCTACATGGTTTGACCGCTCGAAAGAGCGTTTCCCGCTCATAACGGGAAGCCCCGCCACCCTTCCCCACTTCGGCGAGTGGGGGCTTGTTTTGTCCTTCAAAGGAGGGGAAATGTCCAGTTTTGACAGATTCTACCAGTTAGACTTGGCGCACCGTTCCGCCTTGAAGGGCGACATCGGCAATCTCTTGAAGATCGAGGGTGTTGTGGTTGGCGGCGAAGGCGCTCAGGCTGTCCTCATGCTCCCCGGCACCAGTATGGATCTCAATAGGGGTGCAGCCGTGTGCCATTTGGATATGGAAGAGTGGACTGACTTCCTTCAGCGCAGCGACAACCCTGAAGTTCTGGTGATGCCAGCCAAGGCCTTTCACCGCAAATTGCGCTACGAAATCAGCGGCGCGGTGCAGCAGAAGGTGTGGGTTGCCGACGGCTTCAAGTGTGGGTATTGCGGCCGGAAGATGGGCGATGTGCAGATGACGGTGGATCATTTTATTCCGCTGGAGATGGGTGGAGAAAACAGCACCGCCAACTACCTGAGTTGTTGCCGCAGGGAGAATAAATTGAAGGGGGGACGAGATCCGAAAGAATTTTGCGCTTCCGAGGGTTACGACTATGACTTCTACGTTGATTATCTGAGGAACCGCACACTTCCGTAACTTTTCATCGAGAGGAGGATGAATACATGGAAACTGGAATCACGAGAAACAGAATCGTGTCCGAGTTGTCTCGGTCACCGCATGGCTCCCTGAAGGACTATTTGCCTATCGGTAAGGTTGCAGTCCAGCAGGAAGGCGAGTTTTTCCAGCACCTGATCGCATGGGATCGCCTCAAAGGGCAGATTCGCGATTCGAAGGTGGCTCTTCCGGTCGTCGGGTTGGCCTATGAGAACGACCCCGAACTGCTTGACAACAGCTTCGCGCATATTGCCCTTCTGGGGCCGCGTGAACTGGCGAGAGCGTATCGTTTTGCCCTGGAGGTACGCCCCAAGGGCAAGATGCGGGAGTTGCGCCGCCTGGTAGAGGCATATTTGCGCGAGAAGGAGTCTCAGAAGGGCTGGGACCACCTGGCCGTACAGCATCGCGGCACATTGAAGGAGCTGTATGCTCTTGGGCATGTAGCGCCGTCTGCTTACGCGGACAAGATTCTCTTCAAGGGAGAGCGTCCTCGCGGTTCCGTGTTTGAGGCCGTTGCTCATCTGGCGGAGATGTCGCCGACCGAGGCCGCAGGGGCAATCATGCACTTCAAGATCCCTTTCCTGATCGCCATGGGCGCGTTGGGAGAGAAAGCAAAACAGCCGGATCTTGTCAGGGCCCTGATTGAGCGCATGACGCCGACCGAGCTTACCACCAACGTCAAGATGTTGGAGAAGCTCGGCCTGAAGAGCAACCCGTCTCTCCGTGGAGCCTTCGATGAGGCTCTCCAGAGGGCGGCGACAAGCAAAAAGAACACCCTGAAGACCACCCGGGCGGCCGAAGCGGTCTCCGATAGCGGCTTGAAGGAGAAGCTGCGCGGCTTGCAGGACAAGCAGATTGCTGCGCTTGGCGGACCCGAGGGGAACTGGCTGGTTTTGGCTGACAAGAGCGGCAGCATGGGAAGCGCCATTGAGGCGGCGAAGCATGTAGCTGCAACCCTGAGCAAGATCTGTCAGGGGAAGGTCTACCTGGTGTTCTTCGATACCGCTCCGGTAACCGTGGATGTCACCGGGATGCCCCTGGATGAAATTCAGAAGGCAACTCGGCACATCAGGGCTGTCGGTGGAACCTCCATTGGGTGCGGACTGAACCGGATGTTGTCGGAGAAGGTCGAAATCGATGGGATCGCGATTGTCTCCGATGGCGACGAAAACACCGCGCCCTATTTCGCGGATGTGTACAAGCGCTACGCGGAGTTTGTCGGCAAGGAAATTCCGGTGTACTTCTATCAGTGCAGCGGCGGCTCGATGAACCTGTCGGGATCGATGAACAGGGCCGGTATCGAAATGCAGACGTTCGATATTCGCGGGGGAGTGGATTATTTTTCGATTCCCAACCTCGCGGCAACAATGAGAACCCGGGTGTATGGTTTGGCCGATGAAATTATGGCCACCCCTCTGCTCTCGCTCAACGACGTGCTGAAAGACACGAGAAAGGATAAGGTATACGCGTGAACATCAGCACTTTCAAGAACTTTTCCGCAGACCGCATGGACGTTGACGAGCTTGTCTCTCTGTGTGCCTTCGGAAAGGCGATTCGCGCCGAGTATGACGCTCTTCAACTGGACGAGCCGGAGTTTGTTGGAATTCAGCTTGCAAGTTTGAAGCGCGAGATTCGTTCTCGTGTCGCAGACAAGCTGGAGGCCCGCAAGCGTGAGCTGACGGCCCGTATCGACAGCCTGAAGACACCGGCCCAGAAGAAGGCCGAGCTTGAGGCTGAGCTGAAGAAGCTCGAAGCACAGTTGACCACTAGCTAACCACAACTACGATAGGGGTGTCAGCGCGGTAGCTGGCACCCCGCTTTATTGACCCAAAAACCTCATTGATGTGCTTGGAGAAAATATGGCAGGTGAATTTGTTCCACGCAAAGCGGAGAAGCGTTCGGTCAAGCTGAAGATTGGCGTTCAGGGCCCAAGCGGCAGCGGAAAGACGTGGGGAGCCTTGGTGCTTGCCAGAAACATGTGGCCGGATGCCAGGATCTGCGTCATCGACACGGAGAACGAGTCGGCATCTCTCTATGCTGACCGTTGGGATTTTGACACCATCCCCCTTCATGAGCCGTTTACGACGGCGAGATACAACCAGGCAATCGATGCCGTTATCGAGGCTGGATATGATGTTGTGATCATCGACTCAATCACCCCTCAATGGGACGGAGTGGGCGGAATTCTCCGGCGCAAGGAGGAGCTTGACAAGCGTCCGGGGAGCAACAGTTATACCAACTGGGCCTCCTTCACGCCCGAGCATGAGAGCTTCAAGCAGAAGCTCCAGCAATCCCCCATTCATCTCATTGCGACCATGCGCTCCAAGCAGGAGTACGCTCTTCAACAGGACGAAAAGGGCCGCTCCAAGCCGGTGAAGATCGGTCTGGCCCCGATTCAGCGCGACGGCATGGATTACGAGTTCTCCTTGGTGTGGGATGTGCAGATGGACCATCGCGCCGTGGTATCCAAAAACCGCACCGGCCTCTTCGATGGAGAGGTTCTCAACCTGTCCGACCCGAAGGTCGCCAAAACCCTTCGCGCGTGGCTGGAGAACGGAAAGCATGTTGAAGCGCCTCCGCCAAACCCTACCGCTCCCGCGAATACGACGAAGAGTACGAGCGCGGGAGAGACCAGTTCTACGGCATCGACGGATGGGGAGATTCATAGCCCGGATCTCGACAAGCGCATCACGACGGACCAGGCGCGCGAGTTGAGCCAGATGGCCCTGGTCGGCAAGCCGGGCGGCGTTGACAAGGATGCCTTGAGCGCTTATATGGCCTCCATCGGATACAAGCATGAGCCCGGAATCGGCGTGTGGTATTGCGTTACACTTGGACAGTACGAGTTGCTGAAGAAGTGGATCGTGGAACACAAAAAGTGATCAGGAAGATTCAGGGCGGCACCTTCGACGACGGCAATCATGAGTACCGCACTGATGCGGGTGTTTGGGTTCCATCGGTAACCCAAATCATCTCCTTGGTGCGGTATTCGCATTTTGACAACATAAACCCGTCCGTTGTTGAGAACGCGGCGCGGCGCGGCGGAAACGCGCACTTCCTCACCGAGCAGTATGATGCCGAGGGCGAACTCCCTCCACCATGGGCTCCGGAGGATGAGTTGATTCGTTTTGGAGGATACAAGGAATGGAAAGAGAGAGAGAACTTCGTCCCGGAGAGCGTAGAGCTGCCGCTGATTTCTTCCGTGTACGGAATGGCGTTCGCGTGTACTATTGACAGGGTGGGGATGATGGGCGGCCGGAAGACAATCGTGGAGCTGAAGTTCACATGTGCGCCCCCCAAGACGGCGGGCATACAACTGGCGGCGCAGGAAATTGCTCTGACCGGGAGCCCCACGCCTGGCAGGTATACGCGCGTGGTTTGCCATGTTGATTCCAGGGGAAAGGCGAAGACTATTGTCCATCGCGACTTTCAGGACGCACAGAGGTTCATCTTCGCTCTCGGTGTAGCGTACACGCGCATGGATCTCGGGCAGAACATACGAGAAGAAATTGTGAAGCAATAGTCCGTATACGGAGTGCTTATGTTGTCGGTCGAGGTGTACAAGTTTGCGTCGGAGCTGATTGATCGCGCCGACTACGATCCCCAGGCGGGTCAGTTGAGCGTCACCCTCCACGGAAGCAAAAAAGACCCCGAGAAGCGCACCTATGGCTACGCCGGGGTTCAATATAAAACGTGGTACGACTTCAAACACGCCTCCAGCGCCGGGAGGTTCTACAACACTGTTGTCCGCAAGAATCACCTTTCCCTCGGAGAGATTCCTCCCCTTGGCGATTCTATCGATGAAACCTACATTACCAGCGACGATTTTAAGGGGTTGATTGTGTCTCCATTTGATGATGTAATTGCGACCATTGAGGCGGAATTCAAGAAGCAGGATATGTCGGAGTGGGATGTCCCCGAGGAGGGCGAGGTTGCCCCCGAAAGGCCGGTGGTTGGCGTGGCTCTGGCAAAAGCGGAGCCAATGCCTCAAACCACCTCCGCGATGTTCATTCCGGCGGAGAGAATCGAGCAACTCTGCGACCTGGCCCTGAGCTATATCAACAGCGCCGACGGTCTGCTGATTCTGGACAGCGACACCTTGGTCGCGGCAGAGGAGGAGTTCAAAAAAGGCAAAGATCTCTACAGCGCCATCGCCGGAGAGATTCAGCCGGTTACCCGTTCGCACTACGAAACATGGAAGGCTTACAAAGACGACGAAAACAGGATTCTCAACCCAATCGACGAGGCAACTGCGAGGCTAGGTAAAGCGATTTACCGCTTCCGTGCTGAGGCGGAGCGCCTGGCAGCCATAGAGAGGCAGCAGAACCTCGAAGCGGCCCGGTTTGCGGCCAAGGCGGAGCAAGAGAGGCAGACCGAGGCCTTGAGGGCTCAATTGGCCTCCGAAGACCCCGAGAGAGCGGCGGAGATCATGGCCGATACGGGGATTGTGGCCATGCCGGTGCCGGTTTTCGCCGATCATGTTGACATCCTCCCTCCGAAGACCGGCGGCATTGGCGTCAAGAAAAAGTTTGTTGCCGTAGTGGACGACATTGAGTCCTTGATTTTGGATATCGCAGAGGGGATTCAGGTAAAAGCCACCACCGGATACCCGACATCGGCATGTGTTGCGCCGGTCAAGTCGGTTTTGGATGCGGCGGCGAAGGCGAAGGGGAGCGAGGGAGACCTTTACCCTGGTGTCCGGGTTGAAATTGAAGGGTCGATTGTGAAGACCCGGGAGAAGAAGTGATGGCCTTGAGAAAACTGGATATTTCCGAAAGCACCAACGTGTCCTCAGCCGAGTACGACGAGGAGCGGGGTGAGCTTCATGTCACCTTTTACTCCGGCGAAAGCGGATTTTATACCGGAGCCACTCCGCGGGACGCCAACGAACTTGAACAGGCAGAGTCTCCCGGGAGATACCTGCATCGCAGCTTGAGGTTGAGGTGCCCATGGGTTCGCCGGTAAGGATCGATATTTGCAAGGTGTGCGGGATGCGGATTCTCAGCCCGGCCGGTGCGTCGTACTGGATCCACATCCCCCTCTCCCGCCTTAAAGGTGTGGTAAAATAGACACACAGCGAGAATGAACGCAACTCAGCCTCCGGGGTTTATCTGTTGTTGCTCTATGTACTGGCGAATGACGGAGATGGGTGCGCCTCCGCAACTGCCAGCGAAGTAGCTTGGCGACCACAATGCCCCACCCCATAGCTTCTTTCGGATGCTTGGGTACATCTTTTGGCGAATCATGCGGCTTGACACCCCTTTCAGACTGTTCACGAGGTTGGATACAGCCACCTTTGGGGGGTAGTTCACGAGCAGGTGTACATGGTCGTCTTCGCCATCGAATTCCACCAGTTCCGCTTCAAAGTCGTTGCAGACACCGGAAAAGATGCTTCGCAGATCGTCAAGCACCTCTTTGGTGAAGACTTCGCGCCGGTATTTCGTGACAAAGACCAAGTGTACGTGCATATTGAATACACAATGCCGTCCATGTCGAATATCATTGCTTCCCTGCATAGACCAAGTATACAATAAAGTCATGCAACGGCTTCAGGCTTTCAAGTTTGAACTCATGCCAGACGGTAATCAGGAGCGCGATATGCGCCGCTTTGCCGGGTCATGCAGATTTGTGTTCAACAAGGCCTTGGCGTTGCAAACAGCCAACCATGAAACGGGAAACAAGTTCATCAGCTATGTGGAGATGGCTAACCTGCTTCCAGCATGGAAAAGCGAGTTTGAGTGGCTCAAGGAATCTCCTTCGCAAGCCCTGCAGCACTCGCTCAAGAACCTGGATCGCGCCTTCATCAACTTCTTTGAGAAGCGAACCGAATACCCGCGATTCAAGAAGCGTGGGCTCGGAGATAGTTTCCGTTTCCCGCAAGGCTTCAAGCTGGACCAGGCTAACGACCGTATCTTCCTGCCCAAGCTCGGATGGGTTCGGTATCGCAATAGCCGCGAGGTGCTGGGCACCGTCAGAAATGTCACTGTAAGCGCAAGCAACGGCAAGTGGTTCATCTCTATTCAGACCGTGCGCGAAATCGAGCAGCCGGTCGCCCAGGGCGCTGCCGTGGGCATCGACATGGGGATTGTGCGCTTTGCCACGCTCTCGGATGGAACCGTCTATCCGCCTCTCAACATCTTCAAGCGGTACGCTGCTGATCTGCGTAAAGCGCAGCAGACCATGAGCCGCAAGAAGAAGTTCAGCAACAACTGGAAGAAGGCCAAAGCCCAAGTCCAGCGCATCCATGTTCGCATTGCCAACGCCCGTCGGGACTACCTGCACAAAGCCTCTACCACCATCAGCAAAAACCACGCGATGGTCGTCGTCGAAGACTTGCAGGTAAGCAATATGTCCCGGTCTGCTGCTGGCACTGTCGAACAACCCGGCAGGAACGTCCGCGCCAAAGCCGGTCTCAACAGGTCGATACTCGACCAGGGCTGGGCGGAATTCCGGCGGCAACTGGAGTACAAAATGCTCTGGGTGGGCGGCCTATTCCTGGCCGTGCCACCGCAGAACACTTCCCGGACGTGCCCACATTGTGGCCATGTCTCAGGAGAAAACCGCAAGACACAGGCAGAATTTGCTTGCGTCGAATGTGGCTTTGCGGAGAACGCTGATCTAGTCGGCGCAATCAACGTACTAAGGGCGGGACACGCCCGGTTAGCCTGTGAAGTGAACGGCGATGTAAGCCGTCAGCAGCAGGAACCCTCCGAAAGAGCGGCGTAAGCCGCCCTCGTAGGAATCCCCTTCCTTCAGGGAGGGGAGGATGTCAACCTGGGGGCTCTTTTTGTGCTTTTTTGGGGGATGAGCGGGGTGACCATGTGATTCTGCTCAAGGAGTCATATGGGAAGGAGTGAAACAATCACCCCGCAGAACAATCTTCGCACTAACGCTGGACAAAATCAAGCCTCCTGTTATTCTGTAGCCACTCAAGGTTGTTTTATGGGCACTGCAACGACAATCCGGTCCTTCCAGTATCCCTTATCCTCCTTGGCCCGTCTCGGGCATGGCGATCCTCCCCCGAGGGTTGGAACGGTACAGGAGAAGAGCGTTTTCCAACAAAGATATTGGCAACAAGAAGGTTAATCTGCGCCAGGAATTGAACTTCCTCTTTAGATGGCCATGCTGCCGAAGGGGAGGCCAAAGGGGAGCGCGGTAATTGAGAACCAACGGTTTCCGCGAGAGCGGTTTACCGGGCAACGATGACGGCTTGCGACCCGGCGAAAACGAGTAGACCAAAAAACCAATACGGGACTCGATTACTTCTTGGTAGGGCTGCTTCTTTCACCCAACCCCGTGCGAGTCTCTACTCCAAAGGGGAAAGCCGTACTATTGTCTAAGAGAGGATAAAAGCCTCAACTCGTTACTTTTTTCTGTCCTCATGCTAAATTTGGGGCTATGAGCGCCTCTCTTCATGTTGTGTCGGCCCCTGCCGTCTCGGAGATCCGGGAACTGGATAAGAACATCCGCCAGTCGGTCAGGGAATACAACCTATCCTTCGCCCATTTGGCCTATTATGGCTGGCGGCTCAAGCTGAATGACGGATTTGCCGAGCTGGGCTACAAAAACGAACACGCATACATGTTGAGCTTGGGGATTGGCAAGACCTGGTGGTTCCAGGCGGTTGCCATCGGACAAGCTCTTTCCTCCCTCCCCCTTTCCGAGCTGGAAAAGATCCCTGTCGGCCAGGCTCTTCTCCTTCTGGACGTAAAGCCTGAGATTCGCACCCAGTTCCCATGGGCCCAAGAGGCTCAGGCGGACAGCTTTTCTCAGTTGGCAAGGAAAATCGAGGACCGGAATCGCATTATTCCCGGCCCGGAGAGGGTTCCCATGACCCCCTTGTCGATTCGCGTTCCGGCAACAGCCAAGGGGTCCATCTTCAGGAACCTGCAAGAGTTCAAAGACAGGCACAATCTCAGCTCAATTGGACAGGCCCTGGAGTTTGCGGTGGCCGACAAGATTCAGGACAACAGCGTCTTGGGCGACCTGAACGATGCGATTCGCTTGATCGAGGGGGTCTACCGTTCGCTGGGAAAAAGGGGTGGCATGGAGGATGAGAGGGATTGGACTCATCTTGCCCTGGAGCGCGTCAGGTCGGTGTATCGGAAGCTGTTGGATGTAAGCCGGGAGGACGACGATGAGGTTCATGAGGAAGCGGTTTACGAAACCGAAGACGCAGGCGGCGACCAAAAAGACCCGGGACGGGCGGGAGGTTTGCCTGAACAACACGGCCGGACGCATGGAATACAGGCGGAGATTGGCGGAGATGTGGAAGAGGCAGAATGGGGTGTGCCCGTCGTGTCTCCATTACTTTGAACTCGATGATATGACCTTCGATCACGCTCGTGCCAGAGGGATGGGAGGAGGAAGCAGAGATGACAGGATTGAAAACGATGGTGAATATGTTAATCAAGCGCTTTGCCGCAGGTGTAACAGCAAAAAGGGCAGCAGGAATATCACTTTTGATCTTCCTCGCACTGGCTTCCTCTCGCCTGATGGCCCAGGCGACAGCGGTGATCTCTAATCAGGTCGTCACGCTGTCTGGTGTGCCAGCCCCCTACGCGACGGTCAGAATCTGCCCCTATGGGGCCTCTGGTGTTCCCTGCACCCCGCTGTCTTCCCTCTATGCCGACGTGGCTGAAACGATACCTCTGCCCAATCCGTTGACGACGGACCAGAATGGGTGGTTCTCTGCGTTCGTATCCGGATCCTCGTTCTATCTGATGCAGACCAACCCAACGTCAACCACGATATACAGCAGCTACCAGAATGGCGGATCTTCCGGGACGATCACGACAGTCACCGCCACGAGTCCTCTTGTGTCGAGCGGCGGAACCACCCCCAACATCTCTCTTCCCCAAGCCACCACATCATCGAATGGCTGGCTCTCCTCGACTGACTGGAACACGTTCAACGCAAAAGCGACTCCGTTCACACTGACCACATCCGGGACATCGGGCGCGGCGACGTATATCGGCAACGTGCTGAACATTCCGCAGTATTCGTCGGGCGGCGGAGGCGGCATTGGATCGGGAACAATTGGACAGATTCCGATGTACACCGGAACGACGGCGCTTGGTCCTGCCCCGGAGTTCCTTGACGCATCGCAGTACAGCACTCTTGCCCTGGCTTGCGCGGCGGCATACGCCAACAATTCCACGCTGTTGATCACAACCCCATGGACGGCGGTTCCTGCCCAGACCTGCCAGGCCCCCAATATCCAGTTCTACCCGGGCGGTTCGATTCAACCGGCGTCTTTGGCGAAATTCTACTTCACGTCGGCCATTTGCCCTGCGGACCAGATATGTTTTGACACAACAGCAGGTGGAGCGTTTTACGCCACCCAGCAGCACCTGTTCCGTCCCGAGAACTTCGCCGGGGCGACTCCGGATAACCAATTCAACGCGGCCGACAATACAACCATCAACAGCGGCGGCGGTACGCTGGATGCGTCCAATTTCTATCCCAGCACCGACTTCGCCGGAGAGATTGAGTGTGGATCGAGTGCTGGAGTGGGTGTTCACGTCCTGCTTCCCGCTTCGCAGTTCTGGCACTGGCAGGGTCTGAACAGCACAACCACCTGCGCGGTGCGCCTGCACAATAAGTGCTCTTTCGATGGAACGGGACCAGGCGATCAGGCTGGCTTCCGGATGGACTCGATGCTTTCGAACACCGTGATCGGGCCCGCGCAGACAATGGATGGGTTCGTATGCACGGCGGCGAACGAGGTGGTCGGAAACAATCCCAACTGGATCGAGGCTTCCCGGTTCTGGATTTTCACCGCATCCAACGTGACCTTCTCGAACTCCGATGCCGCTCTGACCCTCGCCCATATGTGGGGCAACAACAACTTCTCGCAGATTGGCGTTCTGACTCAGACAGCTCCATCGTGCGCTTTTTATGACGTCTCTACTTCCGCCTCGTTCGACAGCGTGACATGTGACAGTTCGTCTTCGACAAACAGCATGCCCACGACGATCATCGGCAAGGTTGGTCTTAACCACGTCACCGGCATAAGTGGAAGCGGATTGGCGGGGCCTGGATATGTGACCCTGAGCAACTTCAACAATGGATGCGCCGGATCGACCGCAACCGTTCAATTGGATTCAAGTGGTAACTTCCTGTCGGCAGTCACCAATCTTTCAGGAAACCTCTGCTCCTATGCGCCGACTTCCGCCACTTGCGCCAGCGGAACAGCGACCTGCCCGGCAACGGTCACAATCACCTCCACCCTCACCGGCAGCTATACGGCCGGACTGTGGTTCCGCAATCTTCAGACCACCCACCCTCCATTCGGCCAGTATGCCCTTTACATTCAGGGCAACAATTACACCCAGGAACTTAGCTTCATAAACACATATTCCGAAGGTCCAACCACCCAGCTAACCAACAAGAACACGGTTCCCTATATCAGGGTGGGATCCGGCATTGGAGCGGTCAACCTCATTCGCACCACCTGTGCGGAGCAGGCGGGAACGGTTTCCGATGGAGCCTATTGCGTGGATGTTGCCAGCGGCAATCTTGGAACATCGGCTACGAACACCACGGCCCGCAATAGCCATCTGATTATCAATGACGAAGCAAACAATGTGCAGATCACCTCATCAACACAGGGTGCCGGTGGGTACAACGGAAACGCGACCTGGCTTCCGACATACAGCACAAATGTGTCGGGCCTCCCTGTAACCTCCGCACTCAGCCCCGCCTATCTGACCAACGCCAACCTGCTCACGAACAACGGATTCGAGAGTGGAGGCATTACCGCAACCGCATCGGGAGGAACTACGTCCTATGGTGGAAGCTGGGCCGGATACTGCGGGACGGGCGCAAGCTGCACCTATCTGCAAGATGGAACGTTGGAACTGGCGTCAGTAACTGGAGTAAGCGGAGGTGGAGGTTTTTCGGGATCGGGAACAATCCTTCTGACCAACTTCAATAACGGATGCTCTGGAGCAACGGCTACTGTTACACTGTCGAGCGGTTCGTTCAGCAGCGCGGTGATTACGGGAAGCGGAAGTAGTTGCACGTCACCACCAACCACGGCAACCTGCACCAGCGGCACCGCAACCTGCACCGGAAGCCCTGTCACGATCACGGTGGTTACCACAACGGCCGCCAACGCTGTGACCGGCTCCTACTCGCAGGAGTTGACCATGACCGGCGGATCCTATGCGAGCGTTTATCAGGGTTCAATCAACGTAACATCCGGGCAGCAATACATCCTGTCTTTCTGGATGAAGGGGGATGGTGGTTCAGAGGGAGTCACTGTCAGGTTGATCAACACCAGCAATACAAACCAGTATTGCGCGGGCGTAGTGTCTGTCAAAAGCACAACGGTATGGACCTATTACTCAACGCCCTGCGTGTCAAGCGCAACAGACTCGGGGGCTGGAATGACGATGTTTATCGATGCTCCTGGGACCGTGTGGATCGATGACATGTTCATCAGCTCCCAAACGTCGCTGACATATCCTGGGTTTGGAGCGGTATCGCAGTATTCTTCTGCGCTCACCAGCTTTGCGGCTCCTTCGGGGAGCTGGCCGACATGGCTTGTTCCCACCGTCACCAATTCCACCACTACGCCCTCGCTGGCTGTGGCGGCAAGCGCGGTGCCCACCTCGGTTGGAGGGCTCGGGGCAAACAATGGATCGGCGACAGGCGTCCCCGTTTTCGCATCGGGCACGGCCACGGTAACAGCCACAACAGGGAGCGGATCTCCAGTAGCGGCGGTCAGTCCGGCCCTTACCGGGTCTCCGACGGCTCCCACACAAACAGCCGGTGACAACAGCACAAAGATAGCCACCACGGCCTATGTCGCGACAGCGGTCACGGCGGTCACTCCCACCGTGACATTTGCGGGCGGTGACTTGATTTGCGCCCGTGGATCGGATACAGGCATTGCCTCGACGGCGATTACGGGGGGAACGGCAACCAGCCTGACGGTTGGCTCCCTGCCTCCGGCGTTTGTAGTTGGATCGCTGGTTGGTGTTACGGGGGCGTCTCCGGCGGGTCTGAATACAAGCGGCACAAGCTATTACGCGGTTACTTCGGTGGTAAGTAACACGTTGAACTTTGCTTCCCTCGGTGGAACGTGGAGCAGCGGCGGAACGATCTTTCTGGGATGCGCGAACACGTCGGATGCGGCTGGCAACTACGTCTACGCCTCCTACAACGCGCCGACGTTGACTCCGGCCGCGAACGCAACATACTCCAACACTGTGCAATTTGCCGAGTGGACCACCGCCACCGCACCGAGCTTGATCGTGAGTTCGAATTACGGCACGGCTGGTTCTCACACGGTGATCTTCAACTGCAATTTTTCAAATTCGTTGCCCACCAGCCAATCGGGAGGCGGCGGACAGGTGACATGGGATCTCACATTCCCGTCATCGACCTCGGTGATTGCAACACAGAAATCACTGCTGCAAAGCGGAGCTGGTTCCTGCGGTCCGAGCACGAAGGCGCCTGTGGCGATCAGCGGCAGTAAGACCCTACTCACAGGATTCAATTTCACGGCAACGGGCATCGGAATACCCACCTACTCAAGCGGCGGCACTCCGACCGGAACGGGAACCTGCGTGGTGGCAGCAAGCGGCGGCGGTGGATCCAATGGCCAGTTGACCGTGAACGTGTCGAGTGGTGCGGTAACCGGATTTACCATGCTGAATACGGGGTACGGTTATACATCGGAGCCGACCAGTTGGACCTATGTGAGCGGAAGCGCTTGCTCAACCACAATAACAACCACAGGAGGAAGCCTGGGCGGGGCGCAGGGTAACGCGATTCTCGTGCAGGCATCGAAGCTGTCTCAGTAGTGTGGAGCTGTAACTACCCCGCAAGTGCAGTAATCGCGCCGTGAAACCGGGGAGGGGTAGAGAATAGATACGGAGAGCCAATGTGGCTGATTTGGAGATTGAGGGCACTTTTGAGGAGCAGTGGGGGACTGTGAAAATGGCTCTCAAACAGCTACACGGGGCTATCAACGGGAACGGAAAGGAGGGACTGGTGGAGCATATTCAAAATGTCGATGTTTCTCTCGCCGAGATCAAGGCTTATGGCAGCGCATCCGTGTTTTGGGGAAAAGTGATTGCGGGCTTGCTTGGAATTCTGATCGCCGCCCTGACGCTGTATTTCACCAGTCTCGAAGTGCGCGGCAAAACCACCATGCTGAGAGTTCCGCGCCTGTACTTCGTGTCTCATCCCTTCAGCGTATGCGCTATTTTGAAAGCGTTCGGAGAGTGCGGGTGATGTTGAACTGGCTGAGATCGCTGTTTATCTGCCGCGAGTGCGACAATAAGGGCGGATACGAAACCAGTGGGGGTTGGGTTCCTTGCTGGCGGTGTTTACGGAAACGGAGAAAGAAATGCAGACTTTTTTAATTTGGCTCAGAGGGCTTATTTCGGCTACCATTTCAGCAGCGGCAGGTGGTGTTGCTTTGATTGTGGTGGACCCGACAACATTCAACTTCCATCAGGGAATCGGCAAGCTGGCGGAGGTGTGCGGGGCCTTGGCTCTCGTGCATGCCGCCGGGTATCTTCAGGCCTCACCGTTGCCTGGCGTGAAGTCTGACCCAAGCCCTAAACCGTAACAAAACCGTAACAGGAATCGAGAGGAATATGAGCATCTTCAGCAACATCGTAAACGCAGAACATACTTTCGCGGCGTGGGCCGAGAAAGAGCTTCTCAAGCTCGAAGGCGTTGCGCCAACCATCGAGCGCGTCGTGGATACCGTCCTGACCTATGCCGGGCCCGCCCTGCAAACCGTCGTCACCCTTGAGGCGGGGGAACCGGCTGGCGCATTGGTTGCCAAGATCATCGGAACAGTACAATCGGATCTCACCGCAGCCAGCGGCCTGATTAACGACTTCGGCGCAACGCCCAGCGTGGCAAGCGTCTTCAGCGCAGTGGCATCGAACCTCAGCACATTGCTGGCAGATACTGGCGTCAAAAACCCCAAGTCGGTTTCCACGGTGACAAAGATCGTCGGCGAAGTGAACGCGATTGCGGCAGCGATTGCAGCAGCAATTCCTGCGGCCTAAGTTGCACCCCTCCACACGGGCGGCGCTTGGGACGGTGCCGCCCGTCTTTTTAGGCTGTGGCGAGTCGAGGGATGCTAATCACCTAGGAGCGAAGGTGGTTTGGGGTAAAGGCTCTGAGCGGTAACGCTGTGACGAGCCGATAGTTTAGCGCTCCCTGCTCGGTATGGACGACTCGCCCAGCGGTGCTCCAGTGAACACAAAGGCGGCAAGGAGTGAGAATAAGCCCCACGGAACGGGAATCTATACGCTTAATGTTTGGCGGCAAATGTGCATACTGCGGCGATGAGCTGAGCGGAAAATGGCATCTTGACCATGTAGAACCTGTGCGTCGGGAGAGCGTGTATGTGCCAGGAGAAGTTTCTCGGTCGAATTACCCCAACATGCGCTCCACCGGCAAACTCTTTGCTCCGCAAAATGACAGGCGAGAAAACCTATATCCATCATGCGTGGCCTGTAACATTTTGAAGGGGGCATCAGATGTAGAGGGTTTTCGGCAAGTGCTTGCGTACTTTGCCAGAAGCGTCCCAAAAATCAAAACATACTCACATGTTCGCCATCTGATGAGGTTCGGGAAGTTGATTATTGACCCAACACCCGTAGAATTTTGGTTCGAAAAATATCGCAGAGGTATGAGGCAATGAATCGCAGCCTACAAAACGTCATCGGCATCTGTTGCTGTCTCACCCTGCTCTCCATCATAGGTGTCTGCTACTACGCGGCTTTTACCATGCAGGAATGGGCGGCAACCGGGCGACAGGCTACCGTTACCCTACAGGCCATCAGCGGCACCTCCGCCAAGCTGGACGCAACCCTGGACCAGATTGACGCGCCCTGCACCGGGTTCCATGGATCAGAGACCTGTGGCCCTATCGCCCAACTGAGCCAGACGGAAAAGAATATCGGCATTATGGCGGGTCAGTCAGCGGCCCAGGTGAGACAAACCGGAGCGCTTATTTCCGGGGCGACCGCCGCCCTTACATCGGCATCGGCAGACCTGCATACGGTGGCCATGGGGCTCACCACGTTGACCGGAGAGGCGTCGGCCGACCTTCGGGAGGGGAAACAGTCATTGGAGGCCCTGCCGCCCGTCCTGAGCCAATTTCGTGGCTTCGTGAAGGACGCGGATGTGGTGGTGACAGATCCGGCCATTCCGCGCACCTTGCAGCATGTGGAAGGTATGACGGTTTCAGGGGATAGCATCATGCAGGACGGCAAGCGCGTGTCCGACCATGTGGAAGAGGCGATTGACCATCCGCGCCCTATGACTGCCTGGCAGAAAATCATGGCAGGCTTGGAGATTGCGTGGAAGGTCGCGATACTGGCGAAGTAGGAGATGCAGGCGGCGGGAAAGAGTTTCTGTGGATCCAAAACTGAAAGCGTTTCTCGACCTTGTGGCTTGGTCGGAGGGCACCAGCACCAGCCCCATCACCCAAAACAACGGTTACGATGTGATTGTGACCGGCGTCAACGGGCCGTCCATTTTCACCGACTATACAGACCATCCCTTCGCCCACGGCGGCGCGGTGACGGTGCGTCCAGGTCTCATCTCGACCGCCGCTGGACGCTATCAGTTGCTTGCCCGGTACTGGAATGTGTATAAGGCGCAACTGCATCTTCCCGACTACTCTCCTGCCAGCCAGGATGCGGTCGCTATTCAGCAGATGAGGGAACGCGGGGCAGTCTCATTGGTGGAGTCCGGGGATGTGCAGGGGGCCATTGAGGCCTGCTCGAACATCTGGGCCTCTCTACCTGGAAACTCATATGGGCAGGGGGGACACTCGATGGAGGCTTTGCTGGGACAATACCAGAACATCTCCAACCCTGTCTCCGCGTAGGGGTTCGGGATATAATCCTCGCAGGAGGCGGTTATGCCGTTGATCGAGTCTTCATCGCAATCCGCAACCAAGGATAATTTCCGCGAGTTCGGCAAGGGCAAGACCTACGCGAGAACCAAAAAGAAGTTCGGCAAAAAGAGGGCTGACCGGCAAAGGATCGCGGTGGTTCTCAAGAATAAACGTGCAGCCAGGCGCAATCATAAGAAGAGAGGGTCATCGCGTTCGCGGTGATTGGAGGATAGATGTCGAGACGGTCCAGTGCTTCATTTGTGGAGGTTACACCGGAGATTGCGGAGAAGATGGCTAGGGTGCGCGACGAGGAAGAAAGGTCTCACCTGGTCCCAGATCTGGCTGTTGAGGAAATACGCCTGCTGCGCGAAGAGCTGGAGGCGGCAAGGTCATCCAGGGATCAGGCGATAGCCCAGGTTGCAATTCTCAAGCATGGAGCCAAACCTATCGCGGGATCGTCATCGTCGCCGGATGGAAGCATCACCCTGCCTGTCACGATAAACGCCGACCAGGTTCTTCTCGTTCATGACTGGGCGCAGCAGGCTGGCATGCCTTTGGATGACTTTATCCGGCAGGAGATCGGCATTGCCATGGAATCCTACTGGTCTGGGGTTTGATCTACCCCATCAAACTATTCTTTTCTCTCAGCAGCCCTCGGCTATGCCGGGGGTTCGCTGTCTGCGGTAACACTTATCTTACCCTGTTAGGTCGGTTCGACTTCTCCCATACGATTAGCCTTGCGCTGCAAGCCGGTCCACAGCAACGGCGAATCCCCTTACGGCACAGATCAACCATCTGCGGATGCCAAGAAAAGAGCAACTTGCACCACTCGCAGCGAATCCGCAACATCGGCAAATGATAGGCCATGCTCACTCCTCCGTTACCCTGTCCACCAACCTCGAACCTCAGATTTACGGCTCAGATGTTGGCCCCGTTTATCGAATCCACCAGTGATTGCGGATCGTTCTCCTGATACCATTCACGGGTCTTCTTGCCTGGTTCTGGAATGATCTCGCCGACGTAGTGCTTGCATGGGACACATGCTCGCGGGTCCGGGCCGATAATCATAGCGCCATTTGGGGAAAATCTCCGTTCACAGTTACAGGTGCAAGTCTTGCGGTTACAGCGATGATTCTTGGCTGTGAGGGTTTCAATCTGTTCCCTGTTCATAACTCTCCCCGAAGTGTCCTGTCTCGCAGTGTGATGCTCTGTGCATCCTCAAATGCAGCTTCCCAGGATGCACCTATGCCATAGATCTCGTCGCAGTCCGTTACCAAAAACCTCTGATTGGGGTCTTCCCTCCAAAAACGGTCTGAGATGTGCGCCCTCCGCCCAAATGTTTGCAGGGCTTTGTCCATAGCCTCGGTGGCTGTCATTCTGTTTTCCCCTCTCTCAACTTCTCAGTCAAGGCCCTCATTGTTAGACTTGTACTCAAGTTCGGCGATGCGCTCGATGAGTTTCTTGACCATGAGACATTGACCACCCCAAGCCTTTTGCTCGGTGGTTAGCAGATCGAGTGATTCCATATCCTCGCACTGCTTGACAATGAGGCACGACTCGCCGTATTCCATCAACAGGTCATGCGGAAGCGGATATGCGCTGGCAGGCGTTTTGGCTCGCGTTCGGCATGGTCCTGCCAGAGAACCAGCACCTGCCATCCTCCAAAACCTCTCCGGCGCGGTTGCACTTCTGTACCCTAGCTCCGCCAGGTATGGCTCTAAAGACTTTCTGGCTGCATCTTTTCGCTGTTATACGCATCAAAACTCCTGCAATGGCTCTTCCTTATTATCTCCACACTGAGAGAAAACATATGTCTTTGCCATATAGGTTCTCTCTTCGTCGGTGCGAGGATCGAATGGTCCCCTTTTCCCGTATACGGCAGGATTGATGCCCAGGTAGATCCAGTCGTGTCCTTCGAACCACCTGCATGGTCTTGTCTTCGCCTTCTGGCCTTCAGTGGCCTCGCCAATGTTATTCGCGTCGTCAGTCATAATTTCCTCCACCATCCCCATCCATACAACACACAGAATTCGATAAAGTACAAAGCGGCGAGGATCGAAAGCCATACCCCGGCAGCCATCAGGCCGGACAAAAACCTTGTAAGCGCTCTTGTCATTCATCTCTCCTTCTCGCCCAGGGCCAGAAACAGGCAGTCTCCGCTCATGCGCTTTCCTTGTAACACCCGCCACACACGAAGTGCAGCGGGTGTCGTGGTTATGGTTCCAAGATGATAAAGCCGTCGCCGTCGCCGGAGCCGGAGCCGTAGCCGGAGCCGTCGCCGGAGCCGGAGCCGTCGCCGGAGCCGTCGCCGTCGCCGGAGCCGGAGCCGTAGCCGGAGCCGTAGCCGGAGCCGGAGCCGTCGCCGGAGCCGGAGCCGGAGCCGTAGCCGGAGCCGTCGCCGTAGCCGTCGCCGTAGCCGTCGCCGGAGCCGTAGCCGGAGCCGGAGCCGTAGCCGTCGCCGGAGCCGGAGCCGGAGCCGTCGCCGTAGCCGGAGCCGGAGCCGTCGCCGGAGCCGTAGCCGGAGCCGTCGCCGGAGCCGTAGCCGGAGCCGTAGCCTATCTTTAGACTTCCCACGGTTTCACCCCCTCAATGCTTTTTTGGGCAACGGAAGTAGCCGGAAGAATTTCGATTGCCTCCAAAAGCAATACGCGGCCCACAGGTACGGGAAACTTGCAGTTCTGCGGCTTGGATGTTCCCAACGCCGCCAGTTGCGAAAGTGAAGCAGCGCCATCCCAATACCATATCCGGCGCGCATTGGTGAGTTCCACTTCCCTTCCCTTGCGGGATGCGAGCGTACCGGCAAACACTCCGGCGCTGTAAGTGCGAACGATAACATAGGTTCCTTTGGTGATTGCCATTCTTTCCTCCACTACACGGTTGATGTTGCGTTATTCCTTTGGCCGGGTGGCCGCGTGTTTGCGCGTGTCTCTTGACCACGAGCGGTTAATGTCCATCGACTGAGGCACCCACCGGCTGAAGCTGGCGGGATGGACGCGGCAGCCTGGGTCTTGGCTGATGTACATATGCCCGTCCGGTCCCTCGTAGGGTTCATGGTTGTGGGCGCAGGTGCAGACGGGCGGCGCTTTCTCGTCTTCAAGGCGTTGTGCATCGCGCTCCGCTGCCAGTTCTTGCGCGGTGAGGAACTTGATGCTGCTGTCAACGTTGCCAGCGTTGCGGCTCATCTGTGCCTCCACATCGGCGCGGCCCGGAGACGGCGCACCAGATCGGCATGGGCCAGCGGTTCAATCCGCATCATCCATTCGCTCAGTTCGGCAAACTCGCTTCGAGTCAATCCGCCCTTGATGCGATTGCACAGTTCGCAGATGCACTCCAGATTGTCCAAGCCAAGCGACCCGCCACGGCTCAGGGGCGTCATGTGGTCGATGGATGCGCTCAGGGCGTCGATGGGCTGAAGGCAGAACGGGCAACGGGTCAATGTCTGTGCGTCATACCAGCGGAACAACTCAGCTTCGCTGAAGGGTAGTTCTTCGCCTACTTGCCGCAACTGGCCCTTGCGCTTGCCGGACTGCCAATGCTTCGCGCCAACCCGCCGTTTTAGCGCGGAGTAGATGCCGTGGATGCGCGTCCTAACGGTTGCCATCTTCATCCTCCAAAAACGTCTCCCTGGTCGAAACCGAGGATAGTTTGTTTTCCAAGAAACCACAAGATGCCTTTGGTAACCAGTATGGAGGTACAATGGTTGCATGGTGAATGGCTGGAAATTGGGGACCATGTACTATCCCGGCGGTGGTTTTGGGCTCCCGGGCGTCGGCCGGGGATTCACCCAGCCAGGCGGGGCCAATACCCCTGTCCTTCCAGCGCAGATTGTTAATCCCTCCAGCACCATTGCCCCTTTCAGTGGCCAGCCGGTGACAGAGCAGACCGGCGTGATGTCGGGAGTCTGCTCTCATTTCTTCGATGAGCCCCTGGTTGTGAGAGAGTACGATTACACCCTCTCCTCCTCGGTGGCCCTGATATGCTGTCCGCTTTGCTCGTGCGTATGCGGAACCATTTACCCCTACAGCGCATGGCTTAACACCGTCACAAACCCCGTCACCTTTCCGTGATACCGTGCTGCCGAAGGGCCTTCTCTACAAGTTTGACAGCGTTGATCTCCGCCCTGTTGTCCGATGGAGAGACGGAGACGGAAAATTGCCCCACCCCTGGAATCCTCCAGACCTGATGCCTCCCGGTTCGGATCAGGGTGCCGTTGTGCTTTCGCATAATGGATCGAAAATTCTTCCAGTCCTTCATGATGTCTCCTAGAATATCCCTATGCTAAACCGGGAAGGCTTCAAGATCCTCGCCTCATTTGGTCCCGAGAAACTTGGTTTCACGGTGTTCCTGCTGGCCAACTTCGACCTGAAAAAATTCACCGCCATGAACCCCAGGAAGCTGATTGAGTTTGGCATCAACGAAGGGTTCGGGGTTCGGAGAAATGAAACCACCCTCAACCGGAGAGTCGATTTCTTGGTGAAGTCCGGCCTCCTCGAATACGGCCCTTTCGTGCGTGGGTGGAAGGGAGTGAAGATCCCCACCATACGCATCCGGCAACACCTTCTCACTCCAGCCAGGAGCTATACGGCCGAGGCCAAGAGGGTAAAAGAAAGAAAAGAGCGGGAGGCCCTTCTGGAGCCCCCCGCCCAGCCTACTGGCTGACAACGTACCCC